CGGGCGATGTGCCGCTTCCGCTGACGCTGACGGTGTGTGAAACCAACACGGCGACCGGCGCCTGCTTGGCGTCGCCCACGGCCTCGGTCAGCGTGACCTACACGGGCGGGACGAACCGCAGCTTCGCATTCTTCGCCCAAGCGTCGGGTTCTATCCCGTTCGATCCGGCCGACCGTCGCATCTTCGTGCGGTTGAAAGAAGCGGGCGTGCTGCGCGGCGCCACCAGCGCCGCGGTCTGCACGAAGCCGAACGCGGGCTGCTAGGGACGGGCGAAAATTGATAAGACTCTTCGCCAAGCTCCCGCACGACCGGACGGCCGAAGGCACGCTCTGGGCGGTCGAGGATGCGCGTCTCGTCGTCGGGCCGGATCGCTGCTGCGGCAAGGCGGATAACCAGGCGGCGATCGCGCACGGCAACCCGACGCGCGATCCGCTGAAGCCGTTCGGGGACACACCGTGTGGAGTGTATCGCATTATTGAGGTTGATCGGATTTCCGATAAAGAGCAGAACCAGCACTTCGGGCCGGTGTTCTTGAAACTTCGGCCCGTGGCTGGTGATGCCGCGCGATCGGGATCGGAGCATAATCGCTCGGGGTTCGGTATCCACGGCGGACCGCTGCTTGAGGACGGCCAGCTTCGTCCCACAAACGGTTGTCTCAGAACTGGGGACGCGTTCGTACTGATACTAGCCGATCTCATAGAGGCGGAGTTCAATGCTGGACGCGATGTCTTTTTCGAGGTATCTGAATGAGTGAACGATGGCGTCAGATTCCTGGGTACGGATCGAAGTACGAGGTTTCTGATCTCGGTCGCGTTCGTACCGCATGGTACGGTACTCGGTGGCGTTCGACCCGGCTTGATAAGCCTCGCTTGCTAGCTCTCCGCGTCTATCGGCCAAGGGGACTAACTCAGGGGCGGTTCACTCCGAATGCGCCCGCCTACGTCTATGTTACGTTGTGCGGAAGCGATGGACGGAAAATACCGAAACGCGTCCATGATCTTCTGCTCTTGTCATTCGTTGGGCCGAAACCTAGCACAATGTATGGCGCTGCTCACCATGACGGCGACGGCTTAAATAATAAGCTCGGCAATCTTCGCTGGGCGACTCAAATTAGAAAACGAACACGATAAACGAATCCACGGACGACTTGGGATTGGCGAGCACAATGGGTCAGCGAAGACGACTGAAACGCAGGCGCTTGAGATTCTACGGCTCGCAGCGCTCGGGAAACTATATCAAGAGATCGCCGTCGAGATTGGATTGCCGGTCACAACAATCTCTCACATTGCCAGAGGTGACCGATGGCTGCATCTGCCGTCTTGTTTGCGACCAGCCCCGCGGCTCCCGATGGGTATCCGGAATGCCTTAAAAACTACTTGCCCTCGCGGACATGCGTACGATGTCATCGACAAACATGGGGATCGACGATGTCGTCGGTGTGATCGTGCGCGGGCAGCCGCTCGGCGTAGCATCTTCTGCGAGGCGACGGAGGCGACGGAGTGAGCGACATGCTGCCGGACAGCCCAGCCCTCGGGCGCACCGTCTGCCTCGGCTGCGACCCGACCGCCGACCCGGCGGTTGATATCCTCAATATCATCCCGTGCGACGCGCACGCCAACCGAGTGGGCGCCGATGATGGACGCGTTGATTACTTGCACCTGGCTGGCACGGCGGAAGCCGGCGGCCCGGACAACGCCGCGATGTGCGACCTGATTCACCGATCGAAAGGAGCCGTACGATGACAGTCCTTTTCTTCCTGTTCACGCTGACCCTGCTGCCGACGCTGGCCTGGGGCGCCGATGCCGTGGCAAACATCTCGGTCACGGTCTGGACGCCGGTGATCATCGCCGTCATCCCGATCATGGTCATGTTATTGAAGCGGTACATCCCGGATTCCGTCCGACCGCTGATCCCGGTCCTACTCCCGGTCATCTCCGCGACCGGCGACATCGCCTACTCGTGGGCGACCGGACAGGCGGCGAACCCGGCGGCGAGCGCCGGCATCGCCCTGGTCGCCGTGGGCGTCCGCGAGGCGGTCGACGGCCTGCGCCGCTCCAAGCTCACCCCCGACTCGTGGGCGCCACCGACGGGCCCGCCGCCGGGAGCGAAACCGTAGGGTTATAATAGCGGCGCGAACTGGACAACCTTTTTACCCCGACGGAGGAGACGCATATGCGGCATACCTCGAAGTTCTTAACGGCCGTTTTCCTACTCGCACTCGTCGCGAATTTCGCCGGCTGCGCGTCGGCGTTCGTCTCGACGGCGCGCGCCGTCGACGCGCAGAAGGCGACGGTCGAGGACGCCTATCGGCAGCTTGTTCGCCAGCACAACGCCAAGCAGGTGCCCGACGCGATCTTCAAGACCGGCACGGGGATCTACGACCTTTGGGCCAAGTCGGAGAACCTCGCGGCCGGCGTGCTGGCCTCGTGGAAGTCCGAGATCGACCGCGGCGTGCCCGTAAGCGTGCAGGACAAGGTCAACGCCGTGCTGCGCGCCGTGCTCGCCAACGGGGCCGCCTTCCTCAAGTACGTCGACGGGCTCGCGGGGGTCAAGACGAGCGGGGCGCCCGACCCGGCGACGGCGCCGACATCGTCGTTGCCCTTCGCGCTGGCGGTGTTGCCGCTCGGCGTCGCCGCGCTCCCGTCGCTGCGACGGCGGGGTGATGGCTGGTACGTCGTGATGCGCGATCGCAACTGCCAGGATCTCTATATACCCGCGATCAGCGGCGGCGCCGGCCCGTCGATTGACCAAATCCTCGCGATCGTCGGGACGGTAAGCACCCTGCTCACGGGCCTCCTCAACAACGGCAACGTCGCGGCGGCGCTCCACGTCGCCGGCACGATGACCGGCAAGATCCGCGACTGGATCGAGGGGTCCGGCCCCGACTTCGCGGCGATGACGCCGGCCGAGATCGAGGCGCACTTCACGGCGAAGACGTCCGACGAGATTCGCCGCGAGGAGGGCGACCCGACGATGCCCCCGGCGTAAGGCGGAACGAGTGATGGTCGCGATGCCATCGAGCCGCAGGATCGACGCCTGCCGACCGTCCCATCGACTGATGACGCTGCTCGCGCTGTGTCTGATGAGCGTCGCCGCGTCCGGCTGCGCGGTGACGCTCATCGCCCCCTACGACGAACAGACGGATGTCCGACTGACCGAGTTAGCGCGCAAGGTCGACGCGTTCTTCGACTGGTCCGCGGTCGAGCGACCGACCTACGGAGAAGCGCGGGCCGTGCACGCGAGCATTCGAGGTGATCTGCGGGCCATCCGCTTACGTGCGGCGGCACAGCGAAAGAATGAGCTGACGCTCGGGCAGCTCGACGCCATCGGGAAAATCTGGGACCAGGTGGAGGCGCGCCACCGTGCCGGGCCGCTCGCGCCGTCGTTCGTCGAGATCGAGCGCGGCATCGTCGCGGCGGCCTTCCTCGACGCGATCCGGGCGGAGAACGACAAACGGCGGTTGAAATGAAGGGCCGACGCCTCGCGCTGTGCGGGCGCTGCTGGACGATGAAATGGATCAGAGGCACTCTGTGCGATCGATGCCGAAAGGAATCAGCATCGTAACGACAATCAAAAGGGGTGATGCATAATGGGGTTTCGACTCTCGCCGGAGCTGATCGAGACGCCGCTCGCGAGCAAGGACGCCACCGAGGAGGACAAGGCCAAGATCCAGCGCCGGGCCGCGCTGGCAAAGCGTTGGTTCGCTCCAGGGACCACGCGCCAGCCGTGGCAGAGAATCGACTGATGCCTACGATCCCCGCGAGCGTGACCGACGCTCTCCGCAAGGTATTCCCCGGCGACAGCGACCTCGCGACGGAACGGGCGCTCGTCGCCGCGTCGACGCTACGCAACATCGCCGCCAAGGCCGCGTCGGGAGAGCTGTCTGCCGAGGACGCGGCGGCCCTCGTCGAGTCGCAGCGGCAGGAGACGGTCGCGGCGGCGCTCGAGGCGCGGATCGACGCGACGGTTGACATGCAGAACACGATTAACCAGATGATCGATCTCTTCAAAGAGGCCGTGATCGGCGCGGCGAAGAAGGCGATCGGGTAGCGTGTCCTGGTACTTACTCGTCGTGCGCCGGGTCAACGCGATCGACCCGCTGTCAGTCCCGATCGGGCAGAAGATCCCACAACGCGTGCACCTGGAAATGAGCAATGCATTCGGCACGGAAGATGTCGCACGCGCGGCCGGCAAGGCGCTGCTCTCTAAGGAGCCGACGGTCGTTCGTGTCATTAAAGTGATGGGGGAGGAGCTGTGAATATCGTCAGTGATTCGACGCACGACTTCGCTCCGGACGTGCAGGGCGGCCCGCCGTTTCGGGCAGGGACGGTCGCGCGCTGCGCGCTCTGCGGTTGCCTGCGCGACACCGTGGCCGCGACCAAGGCGTGCGGCACGGCGGCGGTGGCGGATTACAGGCACCGGCTCGTAACCTCAGCGGTCGGGACGTGACTTGGCTCCGCCGGATCGTCGACTGGCTCCTCGACCTCCTTCGCGCGAAAGCCGAGCGCGACGCGATTGACCGGGCGCGGGTTGAGCAGACCCAACGCGAGATTGCGATTCGCGCTGAGAATGCAGCCGCACAGATCGAGATCGAGCGGCGCCGGTTCGACGAGCGTGAGGCCAGCAGAAAGGATCCGAACGCTTGACGCTGGAGGAGCTTGAGGCCGAACAGGAGCGGCTGGTCAAGAAGCTTGAGGATGCCGCCGCGTGGAGCGAGGTGGCGGCGCGGACGCGGGAGCAAATCAGATGGCTCACCGGTGAGATCAGTGGCCTTCCTCCAGCCTGCCTTCTGTCCTGGCGGCGGGGGACGTGGGCGTGAAGACGATGCTCGCGCTCGCCGCGCTCCTGCTTGCCGGCTGCGCCGTTGATCGCGTCGAGATCGTGCCGGTCCCCCTCGCGCCCTGGGTCTGCTCGGACGAGCCGGCGATCCCCAGGCGCCCGGACGGATCGCGCGGGTTCGTCGGTCCCGGCCGCGCGACCATCCGCCTAGCCGACGGGTCGGACGCCATCGTCGCCGATGGCTGGGCGATCGGCCGCGATGACCTGGGCCGACTGACGGACTATGAGGCCGACCTCCGCGCTGCCTACCGGTCCTGCCGGCGGGCGATCGACGATGCTAATCGAGTGGGACGATCACCATGAACAAGGATCTACCGTCTACCGCGTGGTTGACGCCTTCCGCTTCCGCGATTCATTGAATGGCCGCCGCACGGTTTCACGCTCCATGATCATGCGCAGCCGTTCAGCCTCCTTTGCCATCGGGAGTTTGTGCAACAGTTCCAGGAACGCCGCAAGGGCTTCAGCGGACTCCGTGATCCTGACCCGTCGAATAACTTCTGCCCCGTTTTCCTTCACGAGCATAGGCAGGGTCAAGCGCTTGATGACGCGATCCGCAGCGTCTTGTGGACTGGTCGGAACCTCGTTCAGATCCGTCAGGGCTGGACGCACGGCTTCCCGGTACGCCAGGAAGACTTTCCGAAACGAGTAGAGACCCGATTGGAGCGCCTTCACCGGCGAATGCCATGTTCTCTCGCCGATCAGCACCCCATCAACGCGCTTTTCCTTGTGGTTCTTCGTGATGAATCGGCCCTGTTCCCACCGGGCGAGCATGACATACCGCGCCGCTGTACCTTTGGATTCCTTCACCACCTCTTCAACCTTGCCATCCGTATGCTTAACGAGCCGTCGACTGCGTTCTGCCTCAAGTTCTGCCCGGATGGTTCTGGCAATCATCATCCGCGTGAGCCCAGCCTTTTCGGCCGCGATCACCCCGAGGACCAGCTCGGCATAGAGCGGTCCGGTCGCGTAGGTTGCACGCTGGATTCGGCGGACGGCCATCGCGATGCGGGCGCGAAGTTCGGCAACTCTGCGAGAGCGCGTTTTCTCTTCCATGGCTCAGCTCCTTTTTGAAGTTCCTGGTCAACCGATGGTTGACCGTGCCTTTTGTGTAGCGTTACTTCGCGGCCGGCGCCCACGGGATTATGCTCCCGCATCATCTGGTCTCGATCGGTCGTGTAGTGATAGCCGCGCGCCTCCATGCACATCACGTAGAGCCGCTTCGCCTGAGTCTCGGCATTGGACGCTGCCGCACCCATCAGGGCGAGGCCCAGGGCGCCCGTCCCGCCGCCTGACCATGAGGTCCGCGATTCCTGCGTGCACTGGTAGGTATCCCGAGCCGCTTCCTCACGCGTGATGCCGGTCGTGCGGTACAGGTACCACTTCTGGGCGCAGCCGGTGAGAGTCAGCGCGAGCAGACAGGCGAGCGTCATGGCGAGTTTCATGGCTGCCTCGGTCGACGTTCGATCAAGGAGATGATCTCGGCCACGTCGGATTTGCGGCGGAGCATCCATGCGGGGCGGACGCGGGGCTTGCGGCGTCGGCGGTCGAAGAGAACCGGATCGGCCCGAGTCCTTCCCCTTCTTTTTCGTTCGTACCCGAGTTGCGAGCGCCAAGCCTTCAGCAATCAACGCAAGCCCCTGATCGCGGCGCTTCTCTTCGTCACTCGCCAGTTCCTCGGCGAGCCGACGGAGTTTCACTAGCTGCGGTTCGGGGACGCCCCGTCGCCGCCGCCAGTGAGCGACGGTGTTGTCATCAATCGCGAGTTCCGCGAAGAACCGCGCATCGTCATTGAGTCGAGCGCGCACCTCCTCCATGAGAGCCAGTGGAGCAGCCACGCGAAGAATCGCCGTGTTCTCCTATACTTGCGAGTCTGCAACTTTTCCCTTGCAATCACGCAAGGGAAGGATTACCGTTACCGCCGTGATGGTAACCGTTAGCCCAGAACAAACCAAGCCCGATCTCATCCAGCTCCGCGCGGACTGCAAACGGCTCCACGTGACGCAGGATGCGATCGCGAATGCCGCCGGGGTGACGCGCCCGCTGGTGGTGAACGTGTTCGCTGGGCGCAGCACGAGCGGCAATGTCATCGAGACGGTTCTGCGGCTGATCGCCAAGGCCGAGAAGCGAGCCAATCGGAAAGGGAAAATCCGGCCGGAAGGGCCGGAGGCGGCATAAATGAATCCCCCCGAGCGCCGCCCCCTAGCCGCGATGCACTCCCGAGAGCCCCATTCGATAAGATTCACCACAGAAGAGTGGCAGGCCATCACGGAGTCGGCGCTATCGCGCGGCTTGGAGCCCTCAGTCTTCGCTCGCATGCTGGCCCTTTACGCCCTCAGCATCGCGGACGCACCCGTAGTTACTCAAGGTTCTATCGGGATGCCGGGACAGATGCTCGGAGGTGCTCCACAGATGCTCGCGGCGGCTCGGAGAATGCGGAGATTCTGATGGAATCTTTGGGTGCCAACGTCAATCAGAGGGGCGGGCCGGAGTCGGCGGGTTACCTTGAAAAGCACCCGTCGGCGTTCATTCGTCCGCTTCTTTTCTCCTGCGACGGGTCGCTGCTGGCCGGTTACCTGCTAAGTCATCCGGTCGGCGATCCTTCATCCGTCGCGTGTTCTGTAACTCGGCTCGGGTCGGCGTTCGCCGGTTCTCTTGTGGCACCGGTTCGATTCCGGTCGCGGCTATCCACGGATAGCCACGTAGCTCAGTCTGGTAGAGCAAAGGGCGCGCAAGCGCTTCGCCGGTGGGCAATTCTTCATCCGCGCCGAACACACTGAGGGAAACCATGGACTACAGCCAGCATGTCTCGACACGGACCACGCCCCAGAGCGAGCCGATTCCCGGCACCGCGCAGGTTCCGAACAGCGCGGGTGGTTTTACGTGGGCGGTGGATGATTGGACACGGCTCGACCGCTTTCTGATTCTCGGATCAGAGGGCCCGACGTACTACGCCTCAGAGAAGAAGCTGACGAAGGAGAACGCCGCAGCCGTCACGCGCTGCATTCAGACCGATGGCCCGCGCGCGGTGCGCCGTATCGTGGAGGTCTCCACGGCAGGTCGGGCCCCGAAGAACGACCCCGCCATCTTCGCCCTCGCCCTGGCGGCGGCGCTCGGCGATTCAGCGACGAAGGCGGTGGCATTCGAGGCGATGCCCAAAGTCTGCCGGATCGGGACGCATCTGTTCCATTTCGCGCAAGCGGTGCAGGCATTCCGGGGATGGGGTCGGGGACTGCGCCGCGCCGTGCAGGGGTGGTATTCAGCCGAGATCGATCACGTCGTCTATCAGGCCATCAAGTACCGTCAGCGCGACGGCTGGACCCATGCTGACCTCCTGCGGCTCGCGCACGTCACCCCGCCGAGCGCCGAGCATCAGGCCCTCTTTCGGTGGCTCACCGGATCGAAGGATCTCCGCGCCGAAGAGCAGCGGACCAAGAAGGGGGTCCGGCTTGCGCCCTATCGGCGATTCCTCGAGCCTGTCGCCCCGCACCCCCTGGTTGCCGCGCTCGACGAGATCACCGCCGGGCTGGATGTCAAGCGTCTGTGCGCCCTGATCCGCGAGCACGATCTCCCGCGCGAAGTTGTGCCGCCCGAGATGTTGAACCAAGCCGACGTGTGGGCGGCGCTGCTGGAGCGAATGCCGATGACGGCAATGGTTCGCAGTCTCGCCAAGATGACGGCGGTGGGCCTGCTGGCTCCGATGAGCGAGGCGGTCGCGCATGTGGTCCGCGAGCTCGGCAACGAGGAGCGGATTCGCCGCTCGCGACTGCACCCGATCGCGCTGCTGTCCGCCCAGCGCGTCTATGCGCAGGGCCACGGCGAGCGCGGCTCGCTGACCTGGGCGCCTGTCAGCCAGATCATCGACGCCCTTGACGCCGCGTTCTATACCGCGTTCGAGAATGTGCCGATCACGGGCAAGCGCTACGTCTTGGCGCTGGACGTGTCCGGCTCCATGGGCGGCGGGGCCATCGCGGGCGTACCGGGCCTGACACCGCGAGACGCGAGCGCCGCCCTCGCCCTCGTCACGGCGGCCCGTGAGCCGAATCACGTCATCATGGGATTCGCAACGGAGTTCCGGCCGCTACCCATCAGCCCCAAACAGCGGCTCGCCGATGCGGTGCGCGTCGTCTCGAGCCTCCCGTTCGGCGGCACCGACTGCTCGCTGCCGATGCTGTGGGCGCTGGAGCAGAAGCTCGCCGCTGACGGATTCGTCGTCCTGACGGACTCGGAGACATGGGCTGGCGCGATGCACCCGTCACAGGCGCTCACGAAGTACCGCCGCGAGACGGGTATCTCCGCCAAGCTCGCCGTCGTCGCGATGGTGTCCAACGGATTCACGATCGCTGACCCGAACGATGCGGGCATGCTCGACGTAGTCGGTATGGACACGACTACGCCGTCGCTCATTGCTGATTTTATCGGGTCGAGGATGTGATGGTTCCATGGAATCGGGGTCGGCGCTATCGTGTCGCCGAGTTATCTCAAGGCGGTCATGAGATCGGCGAGGCCATCGGGCCCGGCGCGCTTCACGAGTACGTCGGCCGAAACGACCATGGGCACCATCTGTGGCGGTGGTGTTGCTCCACTTGCGGGCATATCTGCGGGCCGTCAACCTTGTCGCACCTGCGGCGTAGCAGACGTTGTCTGCGGTGTGCCGTGGTTCGGGAAAACAACCCGCGCTGGAGAGGCTATCGCGATCTGACGGGCGTGTATCTCACGCAGATCGAGAGCGATGCGGCGAAGCGCGGCCTCTTGTTTGAGGTCACGCCCGAAACCCTATGGCAGACATGGGGGGCTCAAGACGGGCGATGTGCCTACACAGGTCTGCCGCTGACTCACGGAATCGACGCCTCGCTGGATCGTCGTGACAACTCTTTCGGGTACGTGCCTGGCAACGTGCAGTGGGTTCATAGAGACGTCAACAAGATGAAGTCGGATCTGCGCGAGGGCTACTTCGTGTCGCTGTGTCGGCTCATAGCTGATCGATTGCTGGACGTCTGCGGTTTCGATACCGCAACCCCGGCGCTCATCAGTGACTTCGTGGCGAGGTAGGGCGCCCGATGACTCACCAAGAACGCCGCGCCCGAGTGGCCCGTAGTCGCCGCGCCGACGTCGACGCCAAACGCCACCACGACGCTCTCTGTCGATGCGTCGACTGCCGCCACGCGCGGTTCACGTCGCCTCCGGACACGACGTCACGGCGCCGGCTGAACTTCTACGGGAAGTTCCGGCGGGCGGCGTTCAAGCCGTGGCAGCGGAGCGGGCGATGACCGCCCGGCCTCGCCCTTGTCTCCTCTGCGGCGCCCCAACGAGCCGATTGCTCAATCGCAGTGTCGGCGTCCACGGGAGATGTGAGGATCGCCAGCGGCTGGGCCATGTCTTTCGTCCGGTTCGGATCCCCGCGGCGATGTTTCGGCTGCCGAGATGGATGCGGACAGCGTGAGCCCCATGATCATCGTGGCCACGACGCCAGACCGGAGATATCTAGTGAGCGTGCTCTGCCTCCACCTGGAGCGCTGGCCCTCAGCGTGTTTGACCATTGGAATTCCGTTAGGGCTGAGCTAGCCCATGCTCATCTGCGCGCAATGCGGCCTGATCATCTCCCCCCGCTTCTCCAGTCGGCGAGGCGGCCTGCCGCTTATGCCTCCGTGGGCCAAGCGGCCGGATCTCGTGAGGGTAATGCATGACGATGCTTACGGCGCGTTTCAGGATGTGCGGCGCCCCGTGACTCGCACGCCCCACGCGAACGTCAAGATCCTTCCGGGGGGCTATGTTGCGTGCCCGGGCTGTCGACGGCTCCTGACGGCGGATGAATATCTGAACGAGAATTGCGAGCCGAGGCAAGTGGCGCCATGATCACCCGCCCCCTCCGCGACGAAGTACTCGCCGCGCTGATCGCGCTCCTCAACATCGGCGTCCTGTACGTGCTGATTCTGCTATTGGAGCCGCGGTGACCTCCCCGATCGAGCGAATGATAGACGATGTCGTGAAGTGCGTATGCTGCGGCGCGGCGCTGCGGCCTGGCTGTGACTGCTGGAAGCCTGGGACTCCGACCTGTAAGAGATGCGGACATTGTAGCGAGCACTGCACCTGTGAGCCCAAGCTGCGTCGCTGGCATATCGGCTCGCGCCGGGTGAAGTCGTGACCCAGCCGACCGCGCGGGACGTGGAGCGGGCGCGGGAATACAGACCGTGCACGCTGTACACCGGATGGGAGTGCAACGGCGAGCGGGTGTGCTCGAAGCACGCGGCAATCGCCCAGGCGCTCGCGGATGAGCGGGAGCGTGCCGCGCAGATCGCTGGCCAGTTCATCAGCCAGTGGGCGCGCGAACATCCTGAAGACGAGGATTTCTCTCTGGTCCGTCCGATCATGGGCATCATCCTTCAAGTCATGCTCGACGGTTACGACAAGGACGACGACGAGCAACCTGAACGTGTGATGGCCGAGCGGGTCCTCAAGTTCCTCCGCGACGGGGCCACAGAAGCCCACCGGGGAATGCCGAACCCGCCGGGCTACGCAATCAAGATCGAGTCCGCCATCCGCGCAAACGGAGGGGGCGCATGAGCCAGTCCGTCGAGCGTCGATGCGATCAATGTGGCGATCTCATGCCCGGCAAATACCACGAGCTTCGCTTCCTGCTCGTCGTCCATGACAACGGGGATAGCCACGACCTGTTCAGGGCCAGAGAGGTGTGTGGGGCTGAATGCTACGCGAAGGCGGCGAACGAGTTGTTGAGGGAAGCGAGCGAGTCGGCGGAGCCCCGATGAGTGCGTGCGTGACCTACAGCCGCTATGGTTCCGAGCCCGTCATTCCCTCTAGGATGGCGAGCCCTGCCCGTCCGGCCCCTCAATCTAACTCTCTTGGCGGAGAGGCGGGGTCGGGCGGGCGGCATTCAGAAAGATTCTGGAACAAGGTCGATCAACGCGACGGCGATGAGTGCTGGCCCTGGTTGGCGGCGGCGTTCACTTGTGGTTACGGCGCCTTTTACTTCGAGGGCCAGAATCAGGGCGCCCATCGTGTGGCGTGGCTTTTGGTATACGGCGAGATCCCCGGAGGGCAGGCCATTCTTCATCGCTGCGACAACATGCTCTGCGTCCGGCCTAGCCATCTGTTCCTAGGAACCCAGACTGACAACATGCGCGACATGGTGTTGAAAGGTAGACAGCGCGGCGGTGGCGCGCAAGAGCGAAAGCTTGCGGTTGGTGACAAGGCGCGCGTCATCGATGCTTTCCAGGCTGGCGGCGAGAGTATCAGCGGGATCGCCCGTTGATTCGGGATTCATCCCTCGTACGCCTGCAAGATCGTGCGGGGCAGACGATGAGCGTGATTCTGACGCTGCGAAGACATACCTACGGGCGGCTCACTGATCTGGGGCTGCGCTGTGGGACATGTGGGCGAATCGTTGACGGTGATGAACTCATGAACGGCTGGTGTGGAGGGAAGAGCGATGGATAAGGACTGTCGCAGCCTGGGGACGCTTCGCCGTGAGGGGGATCGGCGTACCCCACCGATCGGTGGTCAGCCTACGGTCGGGCTGGCCGGGGTTGCGGCGCATACCCCGGTCGAGAGCGGGAACGTCGCTAAGTGCGGATGCTTCTACGTTGGCGCCGTACAGTTGTGCCGCCTTCATGCTGCCGCGCCGGAGATGTACGACGTCATGCGACTGCCGATCCTATTCCATCAGGGCGGCGAGTGGACCAAAGAACATCAGGCTGAATGGTTGTGGATTACGGGCACGACGGAGGCCACGTCAAGGGTCATGTGCGACACCATCCGGGCACTCCGCGCCAAGATCGACGGTGCCTGATGAGCGCCACCGAGCGCCCGATCACCGCGCCCGACGACGCCCGACTCGCCTGGTCGGATGCCCCGACCAAGGCCGCATACTACGCGCACCGGGACGGCGACTGCCCGGGGTGCGGGATCTGTGACGAAAGGAGAGAACAATGACGACCTACTATCAGCAAGGCGACATTCTCATCAAGCCCGCCCAGATTCCTCACGGCGGCGGCATCGCCAAGGGCCGAGTGCTGGCCTACGGCGAAGTGACGGGCCACTGCCACCAGCTCACGGAGGCGAGCGACGGCCTCCTCGTCGAGGTCGACGGCGTGCTGTATCTCCGCGTCGGGGCGGGCGGCGCCGAGATCGTGCACGAGGAGCACAAGCCGGTGGCGCTGCCGGCGGGCGAGTACGTCGTCGGGCGCGTCCAGGAATATGATCATCTGGCAGAAGAGGCGCGGCAGGTCCGGGACTGATGGTGGCACGACCCCGTAAGCGCCTGACGTCACTCTCCGAGGCGGAACGCGCCCGCTTCGGAGAATGGGTCGAGCGCTGGACCGCGATCGGGCTGCAGACCGGGGAGGCCGACTGGCCAACGTTCGAGCGGGCGGCGCTCGAATGCTACGCCTTTGCGAATCTGCCGAAGCCGGAGCGGATCGTGCGTGTGCCGTCACCGCTCGTGCTGGCCTTCGCGGCGCCCTGTGCGTCGTTGCTCCTCACTGGCTGGATGCCGGCGCGCGGCGACAGCCGCAGCGCCGTGGACAGAGCCGTGCGCAGCGCCGTGGACAGCGCCGTGGACAGCGCCGTGGACAGCGCCGTGGGCAGCGCCGTGGACAGCGCCGTGCGCAGCGCCGTGGACAGAGCCGTGCGCAGCGCCGTGGGCAGCGCCGTGGACAGCGCCGTGCACAGCGCCGTGGACAGCGCCGTGTACAGAGCCGTGCGCAGCGCCGTGGACAGAGCCGTGCGCAGCGCCGTGGACAGCGCCGTGGACAGCGCCGTGGGCAGCGCCGTGGACAGCGCCGTGCACAGCGCCGTGGACAGCGCCGTGTACAGCGCCGTGCGCAGCGCCGTGGACAGCGCCGTGGACAGCGCCGTGGGCAGCGCCGTGGACAGCGCCGTGCGCAGCGCCGTGGACAGAGCCGTGCGCAGCGCCTATACACATTACATTGGCGGTCAGTTCTGGATCGGTGGCGGGTATTGGTACGCCGACCCCGTGATGGCCAGTTTCTTCCGCGAGGTCTGCCATTTGGATCTGCCGGGCGATATGTGGCTCCGTGCCATCGCCTACGAGAACACCGCGCGCTCGGCCTGTTGGTGGTGGCCACACCGGAAGTTCGTGATGGTCTCCGACCGCCCGAAAGTGCTCACACGCGATGAACGCGGCCAGCTCCACAACGACACCGGCATGGCCCTACAGTTCGCGGATGCGTGGGGGATCTATCGATTGCACGGGGTGACCGTCCCGCGCGAGTTGGTAGAAACGCCGGCCGAGCGGCTTGATCCCCGCGACGTCTTGAAGGACACGAACGCGGAAATCCGGCGTGAGCGTGTGCGGAAGATCGGGATCGAGCGGGTGTGCGATGCCCTGGGCGCCAAGGTGCTTCATCGGCAAGGCGACATGTATGAGCTTCTCTCGCTCGATCTGGGCGACGGGCGCGTCCGGCCCTATCTCAAGATGCGGAACCCCTCTATCGGCGTCTTCCACATCGAGGGCGTGCATCCCGACTGCCGCACGGTCGAGGCGGCGCTCCGGTGGCGGAATGGGATGGGGACGGCGCCGTCGGTGCTCACATGATTCGCCGCCGTCCGAACATGTTGATAGATGGAATTGGAAAGGATTGCGCCATGAAAGATGTCTTACGTCCACCGGCCGGACGCGCTCGAAGCGAGATCAGCAAGGCGGTCGGGAAGCTGGAACGATTAAAGCCTCGCCGCCGAGCCCTCGCCACGAAGCTCGACGAGATGGACGAAGCGATCAAGGCGGCGAAGAGGTTTGCCGCCGCGCTGATCAATGACGTTGCGCCGGATGCGGCGGCGAAGGACCAAGGAGAGTTAGCATAGATGGGCACCCGCGTACTCGCGCTCAAAACGAAAGGGGAATGGCTCGCCGCGCGCGCTGGCGGCATTGGCGCCAGTGACGCTGCCGCCGTGCTCGGCGCCTCGCCATGGAAGTCCCCATTTAAGCTCTTCTGCGAGAAGATCGGACTGGTCAATGCCTCGGCCGAGGAGACGGAGGCGATGGAGTGGGGCAACCTCCTGGAGCCCCTCATCGCCGAGAAGTATGAGCGCGAGACGCAGCGATCGCTCATCGATCACGGCCGGTTTACGCTGCACGTCAACGACGCGCGCCCGTTCCTCTTCGCCACGCTCGACCGCGAGATCCTTCAGCGTGAGCAGCGCAGCACGCCCGGGGTCCTGGAGATCAAGACGACCGGAATCTTCCACGCGGAGGAGTGGGCCGAGGAGCCGCCGCTCGTCTACCAGATCCAGCTCCAGCACCAGATGGCCGTCATGGGCTGGGCCTGGGGCTCGCTCGCGGTTCTGATCGGTGGGCAGCGGTTTCTCTGGACGGACATCGAGCGAAACGATCGCTTCATCGCGATCCTGCTGGAGCGCGAGGAAGAGTTCTGGGCGCGCATTCAGCGGCTCGACCCGCCCGCACCAGACGCGACGAGCAAGGATTTGCTCGGCAAGCTCTATCCCAAGGACGATGGGGCCTCGGCGTCGCTCCCGCCCGAAGCGGTCGAGTGGGATGCGCGTCTCGTCGAAGCGAAGGCCCAGCTCACGCACTGGACGATGGTGAAGGATGACGCCGAGAGCCTACTCAAAGGCTCGATCGGTGAGGCGACCTATGGCGTGCTGGTCAATGGCACGCGCTACTCATGGAAGGCAAGCGATCGGAAGGGCTACACCGTGGAGCCCTCGACCGTGCGCTCGCTGAGGAGGTTGAAGTCATGACGCAATTGATGCCCGCGCAGCAGCGCGCCGCGAACGTCCGCACCCTGCTGGAAAAGTCTAAGGCCCAGATCGCGCTCGCGCTGCCGAAGCACATGAACGCCGAGCGGATGATGCGGATCGCGCTGACATCCGTACAGCGGACGCCGAAGCTCTTAGAGTGCGAGCCGATTAGCCTCATCGGGGCCGTGATCCAGGCGTCGCAGCTCGGCCTCGAGCCAGATGGCGTGCTCGGGCAGGCGTACCTCATCCCGTACTACAACGGCCGCAAGAAGGTCAACGAGGTGCAGTTCCAGCCCGGCTACAAGGGACTGCTTGCCCTGGCCCGACGTTCCGGCGAGATCGGCGCCGTAGACACTCGCGTCGTTTGTGAGAAGGATCAGTTCAGCTATGCCTTCGGCCTAGAGCCAAAGCTGTTCCACATCCCGGCCGCCCTCGAAGATCGTGGCCCGTGTACGTATGTCTACGCCGTGGTGCGCCTGAAGGACGGCTCCTCGCAGTTCGACGTCATGAGCCGCGGCGAGATCGAGGCGCACCGCAAGCACTATTCGCGGGCGAGCGAGGATGGGCCCTGGCAAACAGCCTGGGATGAGATGGCGAAGAAGACCGTTTTGAAGCGCGTGCTGAAGCTCGCGCCGGCGTCGGTGGAGTTGCAAAAGGCCATCGCGCTTGACGAGCACGCCGAGGCGGGGCTGCCGCAGGATCTCGATGCCGTCGCCATGGCTGAGACGGGGCTCACGCCCGAGAAACCCAAGGCGCTCGACGCCCTGGCCGACAAGCTGGAGGCCGACAAGCCCGCTGCAGCGCCACCACAGGCAGATGAGCCGCCCCATGATGAAGAAATGCCATCTCCTGTGGTGGTGGAGACGCAGCAGGACGAAGAGCAGGCCGCCCGCCGTGCTCTCGTCTCAAAGATCGCCGACAAGCTCAACGGCGTGGCGCGCGGCAAGATCAGGGAGTTGCTGGAGAAGCACGGCCTGAGATCCATCGACGCCTTCGACACCTGCGATCTCTCCACCCTCGACGACATCGCGAAGGAGTTGAAGGCGTGATCGCCAAGACCGTCGAGTACGGCTGAAGCGCGAGCTTGCCGGGTGAGAGTCGCCACCCCCGTTGACACTCCCGGAGCCCGAGACTGATGACATGACCAGCGACGCGAGTGTGTATTGCGACGACTGCGGAAAGGAGCTTGCCACGGGCGAGCGTGGCATCTGCGATAGCTGCTACAACCTCGGCCTGGATGACTGCGACACGGAGGAGTTTGAGCAGGAGATGGCGCGGTGCTGGTGCCCATACTGCCATTGTGGTGAAGACACCGACTTAGGCGTCTGCGATGACTGCTCGCGCGGGATACATCAGGGATGAAATCAGTTACCCTCCTTCGCACCGACCGCCCGACCGGCAACGGCCGGGCCATCCGTCTGCGAAGGGGGCACGCATCTATGCGATTAGAGACCGCGCGTCTCGCGTTCCGGGATCACCTTCGGATGCTCCGCCGGAGCCCGTACACCATCAGTGGCCGATGCCTCGACATCAAGCTGTTCGTCGATCACGTCATCCATGAGAAGCGGCGCGATGGCTTGCAGCACTTCACGCACGAGATGATCGAGGGATGGCTCGCCCACATGGCAGATCGCGGACTGAAAGCTGTCACCATCCGTCGCTGCCAAACGAGCCTCCGGGTCTTCGCGAAATGGGGAGTGCAGCGTCGGTATTGGGCGACGGATCCCACCGAGGCCATTGCCCTCGTGCGGACCCCGTTGGCCTTGCCGCGGCCGTTGCCGGTAACGGCCCGAGACGCGATTCTGGCCCTCCCGGTGTCCGTAGAGGATCGCGCGCTGCGGGCGCTCCTGTACTACACGGGGTTACGCTTGGGCGAGATCCCACGAATTCAACGCCAGCACCTCACAGGCCCGACCATGCTGCCGAACGGAACGCCCGTGCTCGCTCAGGTCCACGTCTTCGGCAAGGGTGAGCGTGAGCGCAACGTGCCGCTGCATCCCGAGTGCTGGGCGGCGGTGGAGGATCTCGGTCAGCGTCGCGCCGACTCGGCGCCGGCCGCGTTCCTGTTCGCCAAGCTTGATGAGTCGGCATGGTCGCGAAAAATGATCTGGCGGCGCGTGGCGCAGTGGGGCCGGCGCGCTGGGGTCGACGACTGCACACCGCATCGGTTCCGCCACCGATTTGCGACCGACGCCTACGAGCGCACGCGGAACCTCAAGGCCGTGCAGGAACTGCTCGGGCACACCAGCTTATCAACGACGCAGATCTATCTCGGGCTCGTCGATCAGGACCGCACCGACGCCATTCTGAGCCTCGGCCCGGCCCCGGATGTAAGCCGAGGATGTGTGCCGCCGGATCGCGCCCTTGAAACCGCCGCCGTAACCCCGCGAAATCACGGCGGTCACGGAGTGGGGCCACACATCGTAAGGACTACGTTGTCAGTGCGCCGGAGGGCGGTAAACAGCGGGCGAGAGAGCCGCAGGATGTATCCAACGGCCCCGGGGACAACATCGGCCGCGTTCGGTGGACCAAACGACGTCACCCTTTGTGTCTGCCGCTGTCCCGCCACTGACCACGACGTGCTCGTCTCAGCCGACGGCCGCCTGATCGGGCGCTGCTGGGAGTGCTGGGCCTGTCACTCGTTCGAGGCTGCGGCTGGCGAGAGTCTGCGGTGACCCCGAGCGCAGGCGATCAGGAGCGGGCCACGAAGTGGAACAAGACTGATCCCATCTCCTACATTTACCGATTCGCGCCACTACAATCGGCAGCCGTCGTCAAGCTTGAGGGCGGCGGATGGCAGGCAATGGTCGATGGCGCACGCCGCGGCGTGGTCTATGGCTGGTCTGTACTCGACGGCCACTTTCGCACACGACGAGAGGCGATGCGGGCGGCTGAGCGAATGATCGCCGCCCTCCGCGCCGAGGCCGGCGGGCCAGGGAGGGAGGTGTGAGGGTGACCCCAGATCGTTATACATGCCCCTGCGTCATCGCGGAGAGGCCGCGATGCGGGCCGGACTGCTGGCATTTCAAGGTGCAGGCGCGGCGCGTTACCTACATGTGCGGTTTCTGTGGAAATTCAGGGGTCGCGGGCGGCCACAGTCTTGCCACGGGGAAAGCCGAGAGAGCCGCCATGGAGTCTTACCGCGCCCCGGCCGGCGGGCCAGGGAGGGAGCGGGCGTGAGGGCACTGCGAACCGGCGAGACATTGTGCTCGGCGTGCTCCGGCAGTGGGATCATTCGCCATTCGTCGGTCGAGGGCGCGGAGTGGCGTGAGCGCCGGAAGCGACGCGGCAAGACGCTTCGAGAGGTCGCGCGGGAGCTTGGGTTTACGGCGTCATACCTGTGCGACTTGGAGCTAGGACGCCGAAAGTGGAACGTCGCTTCGAGAGTCATACCGCGAGGCGATCGGGTGACGTTCAGCGCGACGTGGAAGGCCGTGGCTGTTTACTGCCGACACTTCCACGTCGCGCTGAACGTCACCCGAGTCGACGGGCCAGGGAGGGAGCGGGGAGGGGGAGGGGCGGATGGGTAAGGGCGGTCATTGGTCCCCAGAGTTGAGCGCGCGCCGCGATTACTTGGCAAGCCGTCGTTGGCTTGCCAGCTTCGCGGATGAATCCGAGACGCTCGTGTATGCCTGGACACACCCCGGCGCGTTCGTCGTCAGTGAGCCGCTGCTGGGGCACGATCGCTATTCGGTGTTCCAGACTCAGAGCCGCGCTGATGCCTGACCCGACGCGCAACGCCAAGCTCGCAAAGAAGATCGCGCGGATGTTGTTCACGAACGGCGCCGGGCAGCGAGCCGACCGCCTGGTGCTGGAATTGCCGGGCAAAGTAGACGGCGGTGGCTGGTCCGAATTCGCGGTGGCTGGTCAGATTCAGCGCTTGCTCGATGCGGAGAGCCGACGTGCCCGCTGACCTGACGCGCGAGCCGAGCGATGAGGTTGGGAGCCGCGAAAGAAACCATCCGGGTACTCACGGAGAACGCGCGGCTGAAAGAGATGGTGCGCTGTGACGACTGAATATTGCGGGTTCCCGCTCGCCAGTGGATGGCGCTGTAACTGCTCGGTTGGGCACGCGGGCGATCATCGCGTTGTCGGACTGAGCGGCGACTCTTTGCGCGCAACGCTAGAAGCCGGACTGCTGCCCGACATGACGCCGAACGAAGTCGTCGCGGCGTGGTTACTGACAATCCGTGAGCGTGACGATCTCCGCGCCCTGCTCGCCGCCCTTGAAGGGGAGCGGGACGCGCTCCGCAATCAGGTCGACCAGCAAGAGGCCGACACCGACGCGCAGACCGCCATCATCCGCGAGAATGAGGCGCTGCGGGAGGAGAACGTGCGGATCATCGGCCGCCTGTCGCTGGAGCGGGACGCGGCGGTCGAGTCTCGTGCCGCCGATCTGGCCGCCTCTGTAGCGGTGATCCGTGCGAGAGACGAAGAGAACATGCGGCTGCGGGAGGAGCGGGACGGGCTACGAGGGAGGTTTACGGCCCCGATCGTCTGCATGTGCGGGTCGGTGCGCTTCCGGTCGACGTGGGCCGGTCAGCTTGCGCGACTGGCGGATGAGGGCTGCATCGTCCTGACGATCGGGCGAATGCTGCCGAAGGCGTCAGGCGAGTTCGATCCGGCCCACAAGGAACGCCTCGATTGGCTGCACAAACGGAAGATCGACCTGTGCGATTGGGTGTGGGTACTCGACGTGGGCGGCTATATCGGCGACAGCACTAAGTCAGAGATCGCCTACGCGGAATCAATCGGTCGACCCGTGCGCTACCTATCGCGTGAGCTTCCCGGGTACGTAGAGCTGCCCGACGAGATCGCCGCCCTCCGCGCCCGCCTCGCCGCCCTCGAAGCCGAGAAGGTCGAGGATGAGCGGACGGTCCAGTCGGCGCACGACGCCGAGCAACGGGCACGGGAGCGTCTCGCCGAGGTGGAAGGGGAGCGGGAGCGGCTGCGGGGGGCGCTGCAACAGATCGGTGATTTGATCGACAAGGCCGATGACGAGCAACTTGGTCCGACGCTCCTCACGATTCAGATTCTCGCCCGCGCCGCCCTTTCCCCCCAGCCCGAGGGGGACAAGAAATGACGCCCGAACGCCTAGCCATCATCGAGGCGCGAGCGAAGGAAGCGACCGCTGGTCCCTGGTATCTCGTGCCGCTCCCGTGGCGGCGTACCGACTGCCCAAGCTACGTCAATGCGCGGTCGCAAGATCCCCACGGCGGCGAGCCCGTGCTCGACGCGATCGACATCGACGAGTGGGACGACAACGAGGACCGTGAGAACAGGATTGGTCAGGCGGATGCGAACCTCGACTTCGCCGCCAACGCCCGGACGGATGTCGGCTGTGGGAGGTGGTTGAGATCGCCGACCGATATCGACGCCTCTTCTGCATCGTTCATGAGTCGGACCCGCGCCCACCGGAAGGCGATGAGCGTGTGCAGCTCGGTTACCTACGCGGTGAACTGTTCGCCGCCCTGGAGGATCTACATGCGTAAATCACTGGCACTCATCCGCTGTGGCATCCGTGATGACTGAGCCGAGCGCGCGGGACTTGGAACGGGCGGGGAATGTCGTCGACTGGATGGAGAACGACTGGAGCAATGCCGTGCAACTGGTCGCTCAGGCTCTCGCCGATGAGCGCGAATGGATCATCACGCCCTTCCTCACCCGGGAGCATCAGAGCCGGAAGCAGATCGCGGCTCTGCTGCGCATAGGAGAGCATTCTAAGAATGAGGCAACGGCGTGATCTGCGTTCACTGCAGCGTTGATTTAATCCCCGCAGCGATGACGATCGTTAATGGCGAGCCGTGGTGTGCTCAAGGGCTGTGGGCGCGGGCCATGGAGCAGCTCGCCCACAAGATCACCAATGACCCGCATCCCTACACGCCAACCGACCGTCCTAAAAACGTCACCACGCTTGATGAGCAGCGGCGCCGGTGGCCAGCGAAGCGATCAACGAAGTGGCGGAAGGTGGAACCTGTCGCGATCAAAGGAGACCTCGTATGACCACCGGACGGCCAGACGAAGTGACTCTGCGTCGCCACCTCGGCAAGCAGGGCCCGCGCTCGTCCACCGTCCTCGCTCAGATGCTTGACGCCGAGGGCTGGACCGATCACGCCGCGAATCAGATCGAGGGCTGGTGGCGGCGCGCGAGGATTGAAAAGGACTTCCCGGAAATCGACCGGCTCAAGGTGGGGATCAGCCGGATTGCCGAAGGGCTCTCCGAAGAAGATCGGAAGATCCTCGGCCGCTTCGTTGGCCTCCACATGCGCATGGGGCTTGATACCGGACTCCGCATGGGGCTGGCCGTGCGGATGGTGCGCGATGAGCCGGCGGCGCGAGAGGGCGAGGCGTGACGCGCCGCCGTCTGACCGCTTTCCTTTCCGGTCGCATCTGCGAGGCGTTCAGACACGGCGAGAGTTTCGCCTACCTCGCGCTCCGGCTCGGGATCTCGATGGCGGCGGCAGAGGATGTCGTGCGGCGGTGGCAACGGCGGGTGAGGAGGGGTGGTTGAGCCGGTGAGCCTCATTCTCGCCGTCCGCATCTATGGCGTCCCTATCCCGCAAGGGCGACCACGAGCCCGAGCCATCCGGCTGCCCAACGGGGCGACCACGGCTCGGGTGTATGAGCGTTCTCAGGACAAGGACTGGAAGCGGACGGTGCTGGCGCAGGTGCTCCCGCATCGGCCACCAGTCCCCGTTGACGGGCCATTGGTCATGACTATCATGTTTTATCTGCCGCGCCCGAAGTCCCTGCCGAAGCGCGTCATCTATCCCATCACCAAGCCCGACCTCTCGAATTGTCTCAAGGCGATCGAGGATGCCCTGAATGGGATTGTGTTCGTTGACGACTCGCGTTTGGTGGAGATTCGGATGGCGAAGCGATACGACGCCGCGCCGGGCGCCCACATCCGCATTACGCACGCTGAGAACGTGGAGCCGTGCGTGTGAAGGGTTTTGTCAAGTCCTCATTTACCCGCATAAACACAGGGGATTCTGAGCGATGAGCACCCTCCGCGACCTCACCGACCGCGCGATCGCCTTCCGCGACGCCCGCGACTGGCGACGCTTCCACACGCCGAAGAATCTCGTGATGGCCTTAGCCTCCGAAGCCGGCGAACTCTGCGACCTGTTCCGCTGGCTCCCCGAGCGAGAGCAGATCTCCGACGAACTACGGATCGACGCTGGCAAAGAGGTCGCCGACGTGATGATCTTCGCCCTCATGTTCTGTCATGCGCTCAACCTTGATCCCGCAGCCGCGATCCGCGCGAAGCTCAAGGACGCGGAGACGCGGTATCCGGTCGAGACGTCGCGTGGCGTGGCGACGAAGTGGACGCGGCTGTGAGCACAATCAAGTGACCTGCTGGCGACGCCTGGAGATCACACTGGACTGCAAGGAGGGACCGTTTCAGGTCATAGCGTCCGTCCGCCAAGGATTGGCGCTACATCGAACACCTGGTCGCCATCGTGGCTGGACTGTGAGTCACGTCGTCTCAGGTCGGTCGATTCTGCCGACGGGCCTTCCGAAACTCCAGGCTTTCGCATACGCTGAGGCGTTGCTCAAGATCGGAGAGTGGGATCGACCGACCGAACAGGTGCTCAAGCTGGCGGGGCGGGTGGCGGAAGTTCGGGCGCAGGTGTTCGCGTGAGAGACTATGCGGCGTTTCTGGACGCTAAGACTAATCTCGCCGGCGAGCACGGCTTCGAGCCAGTGTGGATGCCAGACTTTCTCTTCCCATTTCAGAGCCATCTCGTCGGCTGGGCGTTGCGCGGCGGGCGACGCGGCGTTTTCGCGGATACCGGGCTTGGAAAAACCGCGATGGAGTTAGCCTGGGCAGAGAACGTCGCGCGCCACACGGGCGGCCGTGTCCTGATCCTGGCCCCTCTCGCAGTTGGGGTGCAGACTGTCGCGGAGGGCGAGAAGTTTGGCGTCGAAGTTTCTCGCCTCCGGCCCGGAGCAGCCCTGCCGCGTATCGGCGTGATCAATTACCAACAGCTCCACCGTCTTGATCCTGGCGACTATGCGGGCGTCGAGTGCGACGAGAGTGGAATCCTCAAGCATTTTGACGGCGCGACTCGCAAGGCCATCACGCGCTTTCTCCTGAAGATTCCCTATCGGTTGCTCGCCTCGGCGACGCCAGCGCCGAATGACTGGTCAGAGCTTGGCTCGTCGAGTGAGGCCCTCGGGGAGTTGACGCATTCTGACATGATCGAGGAATTCTTCGAGGAGATGGGCTGGGAAGAGCGGCGGCGGGTCATGTTCTCCGGTCACTTCACCCGACGTATCTCACTCGGCGCGCTGGATACCATGACGGGCCGCTGGCGCCTTAAGGGCTACGCGCATCAACCGTTCTGGCGTTGGATCGCCTCGTGGGCACGTGCGTGCCGAAAGCCGTCCGATCTCGATCCGGCGTTCGACGATCGGGAGTTTGCATTGCCGCCGCTGATCGAGCGCGATCATGTCATCCCAGCGAGTCGACCTCCAGACGGGATGCTGTTCACGCTCCCGGCACTCTCCATGCGTCAAGAACTTGATGAGCGGCGCCGCTCACTCACGGAGCGGTGTGAGCGTGCCGCGCAGCTTCTCGATCATCGCGAGCCGGGTATCGCGTGGTGCCAACTGAACGCCGAGAGCGCTCTGCTGGCGAAGCTCATTCCTGACGCGGTGGAAGTGACCGGCGCGCTCGAAGAGGACGAGAAGGAGGAGCGCATCCGGGCGTTTCTCCGTGGCGAGGCGCGTGTGTTGGTCACCAAAAGCCGCATTGCCGGGCTCGGGCTTAATTTCCAGCATTGCGCACACATGGTGACTTTCGCGACGCATTCGTTCGAGGGCTACTACCAATCAGTCCGGCGTTGCTGGCGCTATGGTCAGATGCGGCCGGTCACGGTGGATGTGATCTGGACGGAAGGCGAGATCCGCATTCAGGAGCGTCTGCGCCGCAAATGCGCGCGCGCCGATGAGATGTTCGCGGCGATCATCGTCCACATGCGTGACGCCCAGCGACTTACCGTCGACCGGTCCCGCGCTCGGATAGAACCCCCGAGGTGGCTGTGTCCGACCCCTGTAATCACCGACCGCTACGCGCTCTATCACGGAGACTGCATCGACGTGATGGTCGACCTGCCGGAGCAGTCTGTCCATCTCGTGATCTACTCGCCCCCCTTCGGTGGCCTGCTCTATCAGTATTCCTCCGACCCGCGTGATCTCTCCAACAGCAAGGACTACACAGAGTTCTTCGAGCACTACGAGTATGTTGTCCGTGAGAGTGCGCGGCTGCTGGTGCCAGGACGGATGGCGTTGGTGCATTGCATGGAGATTCCCGATGGCGGAGACTTCGTGCCCGTCATCGATTTTCCGGGGGACATCATCCGACTGCATCGTCGCCACGGCTTTGAGTATGCGGGCCGCTATCATATCTGGAAAGAGCCGTTGACGGTCAGGAACCGGACGATGTTGCGCTCTCTGCATCACAAGACCGTGTGCCTCGATTCCACCAAGGTATCGCTCGCGCACGCGGATTACTTGCTCCGCTTCCGTCGCCGTGGGGTCAATCCTGTGCCGGTCGCGCATCCAACAGGCCTCATGGCCTACGCCGGCGAACGCCTGCCCCCGGCCGAGATCCTGCGCTATCGCGGATGGCCGGGTAACCAGATCGAGAATCAATACTCACAGTGGATCTGGCGGCAATACGCCTCGTCGTTCTGGGACGATATCCGCCTTGATGAAGTGCTCTCGTATCGCGAGGCTCGGGAGGAGCAGGACGAGTCTCATATTCATCCGCTTCAGCTTGATGTGATCAACCGCGGGCTCGTTTTGTGGAGCAACCCAGGCGAGACGGTGCTGTCGCCGTTCGCCGGCATCGGTTCCGAGGTCTACGCCGCCGTGCTGGGTGGGCGACGGGGCGTAGGAATCGAGCTGAAGGCGAGCTACTACAGACAAATGGTTCGCAACGTGAGTAAGGCGCTGGGCGCGAAGCCGATCGCCGAGCAGATAGATATCGACGATCTCCTCGCGGAGCCGCCTGCGAGGGAGCGGGGGGAGGGATGAGATCGCTTCATCTCGGCCACGGTCTCACCCTCCCGATCGAAGCGGCGACACAGACGTTTCTCGTCGTGGGAAAGCGCGGGAGCGGTAAGAGTAACACGGCCGCGGTCTTAGCCGAGCAATTCTTCCATGCCGGCGTGCCGTTCGTCGTGGTTGATCCCACTGATACGTGGTGGGGCCTGAAGTCCTCGAAGGATGGAAAGGGCCCAGGGCTTTCCGTCTACATTTTCGGTGGCCGCCATGCCGATGTCCCGCTCGAGGCCACCGTCGGCACCACGATCGCCGATGTTCTTGTCGAGCATCGGATCTCGGCCGTGCTCTCTATTAAACACCTCCCGGGGCGTGAGCGTGGTCGGTTCGTAGCAGATCTGACGCGCCAACTCTTCCAGAAGAACACGGAGCCGCTGCATATCTTCCTCGAAGAGGCGCACGAGGTTGCGCCGCAGAATCCATTCAAAGGCGAAGAGGAGATGCTTGGGCATGTGGCCCGGATCTGGAAGCTTGGGCGCTCGTCTGGGCTGGGTGGCTCTGCGATTACGCAGAGGCCTGCCAGCCTGAGCAAGAACATCACGACGCAGGCAGAGATCCTCATCGTCCATCGGACCCTTGGGCCTCAGGATGTCGCAGCCATTCGCGAGTGGATCCGGTATCACGGTGAGCGCGAGGAGATCCTCGCCGAGCTCTCCACATTGAAGACCGGAGAGGCGTTCATCTGGGCGCCGGACTTCCCAGAAGGCCATCCGATCGGGCTCAAGCGCGTCATGATGCACCAGCGCGAGACCTTTGACTCAGCGGCCACACCGAAAACCGGTGAACGCCGCGCCGAACCGAAAGCGCTGGCCCCGGTCGACCTGGAGCGGCTGCGTACCAAAATGGCCGCCACGATCGAGAGGGCGAAGGCCGAGGATCCCCGCGAGCTGAGGCGTCAGCTCGCGGAGGTGAAGGCCCAGCTCGCGAAGGCAGAAAAGACGGTACCGGCACGCAAGGAAAAGCGCGTCGCGGTCAAGGTCAATGTCCTGAACGAACCATTGGTGCGTCGCCTAGAGGTTGCTACGCGCCGGGCCAAGAAGACGGCAGAACGGCGCGCGAAGGTCGTCCAGGTCGACGTGGAGGCTCAGGGGCGCCTCCTGGCGGCGCTGGAGGGGCTACGGGGGCGGCTGGAGGAGGTTCGACGATCATGGCCTGCAGCTGGCCCGGGGCGCATCATTCCCGCCAGACGCATCCCCACCACCGACCTGCCTGCAGAGGGGCTCGATGGCCCGCAACAACGGATCCTTGACACGATCCTGATGCTCGTCACGCGCGGTATCCCGCTCAGCCGGGAAGCCGTCGCCCGCTGGCAGGATCTGCACCCGAATGGGGGTCGGTACAACCGCGGGCTCGCTAGTCTCCGCGCCGCCGGCTATCTCGACGGGCTCACGCTCACATCGCTGGGGATGCAGCACGCCAGACCGCGGGACACGGGGAGCGATGCCGCCTTGGCCGCGCTGCCGGACGAGAGCAAGCGCCGCATTCTGATCGCCATCATCAAGGCCGGTCGAGCGTTGAGCCGCGAAGCATTGGCCGAGCTGCTTGAGCTCCATCCGAACGGCGGTCGATTCAACCGCGATCTCGCTTGGCTCCGGACAATGGGTGTTATTCCTGAGCGTGGGGCGATCACGCCGATGGAGGGATTGTTCCGATGAGCGAGCCGAGCGAGCGGGATGGGAAGCGGGCGAGAGAGGTGTTCGGGATGTATCACCCGTAGGGGGAGCATAGCCGTGGCTTTCGCGACCACCAAGGACAGCATGCTTGACCACGAGAAGTTCCTGGCCCTTGAGAGCGATGCGCTGCTCAAGCCGATCGAACGCATGGCCGCCGGATTTCTGTGGGCTAAGGTGAACACATGGTGCGCGAAGCATCGTACGGACGGTGCGATTCCATTGACCATGGTGGTGAAACTCGCGGCCGATGCTGATGTCGCCAAGCCGATGGCGGTCAAGCTAGCCGACGCTCTAGTTAGAGCACGTGGTCGGAAAGAGCATGGTCTGTGGGAGCCTCGAGACGGTGGCTATCAGGTCCACGACTTCACGGAGCACAACTACTCGGCGGCGACTATAAATGCTCTCCGTGAGGCTGGTCAACGTGGAGGTCAGGCTACAGCCAGGGCTAAGGCCATTGGTAAGGCTAAGGGTCAAGCCGAGGCTTCAGCCTCAGGCAAGCCAAAGCTTAACGATGGCTTCAAGCAAGTATCTAATCCTATCGAATCTAATCCCCCTACCCCCTTCGAAGTGGCTTGCAGCCAGGCTTCGGAAAAGCGGCCGCTCTGCGACCACGTCGGGCTCGGCGAGTCCATGTGCGCTACATGCGCAGCAGATGCGGAGCGAGGCAGGGCGATCCTGCCAGCCTTATTGCGAGCCGGAGCAGATGCGAACGACATGCGAACCGGACAAACTCAGCGCGTCGCTACCCCGTTGAGAGAGGCTAAGGAGGCATGAAGCGCCTCCCGGTGCCCCCAGGAAGGCCCCTGTCGCAGCGTAGGAGTTCCCTGGGCGCGAGATCTCGGTCAGGGGAGGGTCAGGATAGCGGGAGGGGGGTCGGTATATCTACCTACGCGCGCGCGCGCGAGCAAATCGCGTGTAGGGGCCTTGGTGGCCACGGAGCGCGACGTTACGAGAGGAGCGAATGGCCACGCGACGCGGGGCGCGAATCCCTCGCACAAAGGAAATCCTTTTTATGACCCCGGTCCGGACCTTGTTCGCGCTTGCGCCGCCGACCGCTTACGAGCCTGCTCAACCGCACCCTTTGTGCGAGCGATGGCCCGGGTGACGACCTGGTGATGGACCCCGAGGGCTCGAGCTGCCGCGCTGACGCCGTTCCGCTCCGTGAGGGCAACCGCCTTCCGTCCGTCGATCATGTGCAGCCGCGGCCGTCCGCAGTGTTTCCCGGCCGCCTTCGCCCGCCGCATGCCGGCCACGACGCGCTCTCGGATCAGCTCGCGCTCGAATTCCGCGACAGCGGCGAGCACGTGAAACGTGAAGCGCCCTACTGGCGTGGTCGTATCGATGGCCTGATCGGTGACGACGAACTGGATCCCGAGAGCCTCCCACTCGGCAACGAGTGTGACGAGATGGCGGAGCGAGCGCGCCAAGCGATCGAGCTTCACACAGACGACGACGTCTATCTTGCGGCCACGCGCTGCGGCCACGAGCACATCGAGCGCCTTGCGTCGTTCCTTCGCCCCGCTTATGTGGTCGACGTACTCGATGGCCTCCCATCCACGCGCGAGGGCGTAGGCGCGGAGCATCGCGAGCTGATTCTCGGCGTGCTGGTCGGTCGTACTCACGCGGGCGTAGAGCGCCGCCCGCGTCACGGCTTTTCTCTCAGCGAAGAAACTGGGACCTGGCGTTGAAAAATCATCCGCATGGTCTCCGGCGCGCTGAACTTGTCGGCGTACGATCTCTTGCTCTCGATAATCATGCGGAACCCGAATCCCTCTGGAACGGCATACCGCGAGCGCACCATCTCCAGGAACTCGTCGTGCGAGATCGTGATGTGGAGTTCCTCGGCCGCCTCAGCCTCAGTTGTAGTCGTCACGTCAGCCCCCTTATCCATTGTGAGTCAATCGAAAAACCTCACCGCACCCTCCCGATCACCCGATCGGTATAATGGCTCTTACCACAATTCTCCCCACCGGCATCGGCATCCAGGCACAATGCAGAACGTGCAGCAGTGATTGTTGTGCAACGCCTCCAAGTGACCGCACGCGTCGCAGCGCGTGGAGTCGGCCAAATACGTGCGCTCGTCTTCGCGGAGCAACAATTCGCTCACCGCGCCACCCCCTTTGTCTGACGTTTCGTCATCGGCTCGTTCCACTTCGGAGAATGACACTTGGCGCAGACCCAGACCTTGTCTTGTCTCGGAATCCACGCGTGGCCACAGCGCTGGCAGGTCAGCACGGGCAGCTTCATTGAGTGTCCTCCTCTCCGTCGCTGTCCAATCACGCAGGGTGGTATGCCTAGCTGCATCGGCGCCCGGTCATACCCCAACTCCCGCGCACAGGCGCCACAGAGGTAGACCGGTCGCCCCGTGGTGCCGTCGATGAACATCCGGCAGCGCCGTACCGTGTCGCACTGCTCGCAGGGGCGGGAGACGCTCATCGACCGGATGCTTCTTGGTCTACGCTCAGGCTCTCCCACTCGTGATCTCCCAGGAGCCGACGCGCATCCACGTCGGACGCCTTGCATCGGTGCTCTCCGTTATGACCGACGGGCCGTGTGCAGACATTCTGGCCTGAAACCAATGCGGAACATGTCTTCCTCGTGATGTTGGTTTGTATCTTACGCATCGCCTAATATCTCCTCGTCGGGTAGGGTGTGCTGCACGTGGGCTGCCCGTGCCGTTTACTTCTGCTCCGATGATGCGACCCCCGCCGGGGTGCTGATCGCGTTCAGGCGGCTCAGATCCTTGCACGCGGCACGCATGGACGGGTACGTGGCCCCGGTCCATTCCTGTGAGACCGTGCGAGCCCCTGCCCCGGCGCGGTTAGCCCGTCGCTCTGCCGTTATGAATAATTGGCCGATCTTTCCCTCGGCGTTCTCGGCCACCGCAAAATACGTGATGTGTGTGGCGGTGATCCCAGCGGACCGTGGGGTGCTGAGCATTGGAGCCTCCCGTGTAATGGTGTGCTGCGCGTGGCCGATGTCTTCTAGGCTCGCTGTCCCTGCGTGGCTGCTCATCATCATGTACATAGCATAGACGATAATCATGACCACTGTCAAGGGGAAATCGTCTGCCGGGTAAAGTAGCGATATCGTGAGGGGAATCCGCTGGTTGGCGGGAGTATCGGGGTCGGGTCCTCCACCGGTTGCCCGTCTACCGCGTGGTTGACCGGAATCCAGACTCTGGCGTAATGTACGGACCAGCAATGTTGTCGGCGAGTGCGATGCCGTGAACGAATGGTAAAGGAGGCGAGATGAGAGTCCTCATAACCGGCGGGACAGGCTTCTTCGGCCGGGCGCTCGCCCGGGCGTTGCTGGTGGGGGGCGCCGACCGCGTCGTGCTGTATAGCCGGAGCGAATCGCGTCAGGCGATCATCGCGTCGCGATTTCGCGCATACGCCAACGCGCATTTCTTCCTTGGCGACGTGCGTGACCGGGAGCGTCTCGAGGAGGCGATGTGGGGATGCGACACGGTGGCGCACTGCGCCGCGTTAAAACGCATCGACGCCGTCGCCGACAACCCCGGTGAAGTGCGGAAGACAAACGTGGCCGGTTCCGCCAACGTGATCTCGGCCGCCCTCGCCGCTGGCGTGAAACGCGTGCTGATGATCAGCTCGGACAAGGCCGCCGCGCCCAGCACGAGCTATGGCGCGAGTAAGGCCCAGATGGAGCATGAGGCGGTCGCATCGAACGCGATTACAGCCCCGCGGGGTCTGACGATTAGCTGCACGCGCTGGGGCAACGTGCTCGGGTCCACGGGGTCGGTCACCGAGATCTGGCTTGATCAGCTCCGGCGTGGCGCGCCGCTTACCGTGACGGACCCGGCCATGTCACGCTTCGTGATCACGCAACGCCAAGCCGTCGAGTTCTGCCTCTCCGCCCTCGCGGCGATGGAGGGGGCGGAGATCTTCGTCCCGCGTCTCCCCGCAGCGACGGTCGGCGATCTGGCGCATGCCACCGCCAGGATGTATGGCGCTGTGGCCCCCGAGATCGTTGTCATCGGCTCACGAGGGGGCGGCGAGAAACTGGACGAGATGCTGGTCACGCCGGAAGAGGCACCCCGGACGTGGGCCCGCGACGACGCGATGATCATTCTGCCGTCCTATCATTCGTGGCGCGAGTCGTTCCCGCGGCCAGTGGGCTACGAGCTGTTCGGCAAGATCTACGCGTCGGATCAGCCCGTGCGCTGGATTGAGGTCGACGAGCTGGTGGACATGCTCAGGGAGACGGACCCCGATGACTGACAGAGGGAGGCGTCGATTGCGAACAACCCGCTACCAGGTCTGTGCGATTGAAAGCTTAGATGGGAGGGTTACGCAGAAGTTCGCGGCGTCTCGCTCCTTGACGAAGGCAATAGCCGAGGGGAAGGCCATTATAAAAGCGGGCGGCCCGTCCACCATCATCGTCCGCGATATCGTCACAGGTGACGATCTGTGGAAAGCACCCCATGCGGTCGCGATTCGCCGGGAGCTAGAGGCTTACTGGACCACCATCGCGGAACATGCTTATCCGAATAACTCAGGCGTGCGCGAGGGGTTGGGGTGACGCCATTCCCCGATTCGCCCAACGCGGTAGACCTGCCGGTACGTCGGGCCGGGCACGCTCGCCCCGAGACCGAGCGCGGTCTGAAAGGCGGCCATGGGCATGCGGCGGCGATTGAATCGGAACGTGAATTCATTGAGATACCCCTGCAAGTGCTTCGGGGAGACGCCGTGATGCGTGCCGATCAGCCAGGCTTTCAGGTTGCCGAACACCCGGTGAACGTGGGGCAGTCCTTCCGCGATCTCGACTTGCGTCTCACCGGTCACCACGTCGTGCTTGTAGCCCGTGTCGCGGAGGGCGGTGTAGGCGCCGAGCCCATCGGTGACGACGCGCGTTCCAGGCTCGCACGAATCCTCGATGAAGCGCAGCACGTCGGTCGTGGTCGCGCTGGGGATCTGGCGCAAGCGGAGGCGCCCGGCCCGCGTGTCGCGGCGCTCGACGGCGGCAATCACCATCGCCTTGCCGCGGGCTCCACGACCCCCAGGACCGGCCTGCCGGCCGCCGATGTAGGAGTCGTCGACCTCGACAATGCCCGACAAACGACCGCGCTCGGGGTTGACCATGCCGGCCCGGAGCTTCTGCCCGATCTGGAATGCCGTCTCGTACCGCAAGTCGAGCTGGCGCGCGAGCTGGAGGGCCGACTGGCCGGGCCTGTGCGTGGTGATGAGATAGGCCGCCCAAAACCATGTCGTGAGCGGCATCCGCGTGCGGTGCAGGACGGTCCCGGCCGTCACGCTCGTTTGGTGGCCGGCCGCGCACTCGAAGAGCTTTCTCTGCTGGACGAAATAGTGCCGCGGCTCGCCGCATGTTGCGCAGACGAAGGGCAACGATATACTTGGCTCAGTAACAGTGCTACTGTACTCGGCCAAGTAGGAGGTTGCCGGAGCCATGATCAAACACCGAGAGACAGCGCGTCTGGTTCTCAAAGAAATGTTTAACGCTGGATCAATCGCATTCACGTGTGCCGGTATTATCGTGTGGGTGCTGGGAGAAGGCATTCTTGGTCCTAAAGCCGGAACATTTGTAGCCAGATATTTTGAGGTCCTGAATCCGTATAGCCCTTATCTCGCGGTTGCGCTAATCATGGCCAGTATTTATCTCGGGGCGCATCGGGCAATCAGCAAAGAACGGTTTGCCGCTGATTCTCACTTACAGCGGATTAGTGTTCTAGAACAGGAACGCGAGCCGCGATTGGTGGTAACGCATAATCCGGCATGTCAGTGGTGTTTGGACGATCTCTCGGGCAATCGGCGGGTCCTGAGAATTAGTGTGCGCAATCCAGGACTCCCGGCAATTCATAACCCACTGGTATCCGTACGTCTTGATCCTGATTCAGACAGAATGGGCGAGCAAGCACTTCGGCGAAGCGGTCCAGGACAAGAGTGGATAATTCGGCATTCCGTTCAGCATGGCGGCAACGAGGACCATGTAAATCTGATCATCTGCGCCTGGGATACTCGACCACTACGACTGCAAATAGAGGGACTCTTTGCACCGTTGGTTGTGCAGGCAATAAATTATGTCGTGACGATCTCTGCACGTGCCGACGGCATCGCGGAAGTAGTCGCGCGATTCAATCTTGTCTACGATGCCGAGGGACGCCCAATACTACAGAATGCGTGAGAACATCCTTCGGGTAAACGCGCTCGTTAGGCCGGCTTCGTCCGCCGTCGCTTCCGGGTTTTCCGGTGCTCGGCGCGCTTCTCGTCAACCTCGCTCTTCGGCACCTGCACGAGCTTTTTCAGCAGGCCAAAAAACTTCTGGTCTTCCGCCGTCCGCTTCGGCGGCGGTGACGGATCGGGCGGTTTCTTGCTCATGATCTCTCTCCTACGCCATCGCGATCTTGCCGGTGAGCGTCGCGTAGTCGATCCGCCGGCCCGTGACCTGACGGAGCACCGTGCCGAAGCGCCCGCCGTCATCGTCGCCGCGCTCGTTGAAGCGGAAGACTTCCTCGTCCACGTAGGCGCCGAGATGGAACGACGCGACGCCGACGTAGGTGCCGTGGATCATCCGCTTGAGCAGGCTCCAGAAGTTTTCGATCCCGTTGGTGTGGACGTGGCCCTTCACGTACATCTGCGTGTGGTCGATCACGCTGTGAATGTACTCGTCGCGGGCGGCCCAATACGAGCGGTTCATGTCGGTAATCAACTCGCTGCCGGGCGTGACGTTGTCCTTGATTTGCGGGATCAGATCCCAGGCCCGCGTCGTGTCCACCACTTCGGCATGGACGCGGCTCTTGGCCTTGGTGCCTTTCGTGGGACGCTCCAGCAGGCCCGCCACGATGGTCTTGGACACGTAGCCGTCTTCCAGGCCCTTGGCCTTGCGGCGGGCCTCCAGGCGGTCGCGGTGCATCTTCTTCGGGTCCGGGCCGATGAACGTCTCATCCGCCTCGACCTTGCCGGAGAGCTTGAGGAACGTTCCGGCCTTCATCGCCAGCCGAATCCTATGGAGCATGAACCACGCGGTCTTCTGCGTGACGCCAAGGGCGCGGCCGAGCTCGTGCGAGCTGACCCCGTTCTTGGCGTTGGCGATCAGCCAGACGGCGGGAAACCACTTCTCCAGCGGCAGGGGCGAATCCTCGAAGATCGTCCCGACCTTGGCCGAGAACTGTCGACGCGGGTGCTTATCGCGGCACTCCCATATGCGCCGAGTGGAGATGAAACGCGGGTTGGCAGCGCCGCACGTCGGGCACGTCACGCCCTTCGGCCAACGGGCCTCGACCATCGTGGTCAGGCACACGTCGGGGTCCGAGTAGTAGCGGATCGCCTCAATCAGCGTCTTCGGGGAGCGGACCGTCGTCTCTTCCATGCCGCTGAGTGTACTGCCTAATGATGGATGAGTCAAGTGCCTATTATCGGGCTGGGTTTGGCGGGCCGCGACCGCCCCGCAGAGAGGGCACTTCGCCCAGCGTCGCGGGCGGGGCTACTGAGCCAAGTATATCGTTGCCAGATGAAGCCGTGCGGCCAGCGGCAGGAGACGAGGTAGCGCCAGCACGCCGCGTCGTCGGGGAAGAGCTTGATGAAGTCCTTCAGGGTCTTGGGGTACTCGGGACGGCCACGGGCGAGGATCGGGGTCATGCTACCGACCTCGCCGCGCGGCCATCGTCGCCTGCCGCTTGGCTTCCCGCTCGGCGAGGCGGAGCCATCGCTCCGCCTGCCGGACGCGAACGTGAAGGGGCGCTTCGGCCCAAATCTCCCGAGACGCCGGATGGTCGCCATGGACTGACCGCACGAGCCAGACCCGGTAGGTCGCTTCCCACGCGATCAGGTCGCCGAGCGTCATCGGGCGACCCGGCTGACAACGATGTCCATCTCATCGCCGTTACCGTTGCCGGTCCAATCGGCCACGTAGTCCGGCGCGAGAGCCGCGCGGATCTCGGCGAGCATCTCCTCGCCCTCATCGGGGCCGCTAACGTCGATAGAGGAGCGCGCGATGTTGTGCTCATCCTGCGCGACCTCGATGATGTCGCGCAGCCGCTCGGCCACGTCCTCGTAGGCGCGCTGTCGCAGCCACGCCCGCGATGCCTCATCCGCATCTCGGTAAGTCAGCGACCGGAGGCCCTGCGTGCCGTCCTGGGGGTCCTGAGCCCACGTGTCGGTGTCCCGGTAAGCGCCACACGTGGCGCAGACCTCGTGGATGATGACGCCGCCGCCGTGGCCCCACACGCCGGGGTTGCTCTCGATGCCGCCCACGACCTCGATCGGCGACTGCCAATCGTGCTCATCCGGGATGTCGTCGGTGCACTCGGGCTCCTCGGGTTCGATGCGAATGCGGTGCTCCTCACGCTCGCCGAGGATCTCGTCGCCATCCTCGTCCTCGCCATGGACTTCCTCGACGTAGACCTTGATCCACGAGGTTTCCTCGATCACGCCCCAGTCGCCGTCGTCCACGTACTGCTGAGCGGCCTCGCGGGCGGACGTTGCCTCGATACGCACTTCGGCGTTGCCGTCGTCGCACAGGTAGGTCGGCATCTCGTCTGCTCCTTGCGGTTCTCCGGTCCCCGCGTCCGCCGGCCCGTGTCGTGGGGCCGGTCACCTGATTCGCCCTACACTCAGGAGTCTACGCCTAGTACGAGCCTGTGTCAAGCGGATAAGCAGGTCGCGGAATGAGCCCCGAGTTATTCGCTCGCCCGGCCACCCTTGCCGACGCCGCTCGGCTTCTCGAGTGGCGCAATGATTCGGCGACCGTAGCAGCCTCGCTCATCCAGCAGCCTGTGGCGGCCGAAGAACACGCGGCCTGGCTGATCGCCTGCCTCAATGATCCGCGACGCCGACTGATGATCGTCGAGGCTACGGAGCCCGTGGCGACCTACCGGCTCGATTGGGCCCGTGAGGTCGAGATCTCTCTGACGGTGGCTCCCAAGATGCGCGGGCTCGGACTCTCGACCCCGGTGATACGGCTGGCGACCGAGCACGCCGTCCGCGAGGGTGCGTCGTTTGTCTGGGCCGTCATCCGCAACGACAACGCCGCGTCGCGGCGCGCGTTCGCGTCGTGTGGATTCTGGGATTTCGGCCCGACGGCCTGGCTGGAGTTTCGATCGCACGTGATCACCGCGACGGAGGTCGCCGGCTGGCGCTGTGCGGCCTGCGCGCGCGCGGTCGCGCATCACACGAACGCCACGGGGTCAATCGGCGGGAGTGAGGGGCGGGCCGAGCGCTGGGACCTCCACGTCTCGACGGGCGGCGGGCTCGAAGAGTGTCTGGCCGGCGATCTGCTCATCGCTTGGGAGCGGAGCCGGCGTCGCTGGCTCGCGAGCCGGAGTCTCGACTACTCAATCCGAACCACGGTGTTACAGGAGGAGCGGCGATGACGAATGCCTCGACCTTACTAGTCGCGCGGGACGCGGGCGAGCCCTGGAACGTGGAGATCTACGCGGACCCGATGCCCGCGCAGGCGGCGCCGCCCGGCGACATCGACCGCGACGTGGAGGAGTACACCGAGCTGGGGTTCGCCGCACTTGCGAGGCGGACGCGGCAGCTGGCGGGCGTGGGCGGCCACCTCCTGACCGACGCGGAGCTCGCGGTCTGGCGCTGGCGCTATCCGTCGAGCTACAACACCGACCGAGACCGCGACGCCGGCATCTGGTTCGGTCAGGCCGTGCGCGCGTGGGCCTCCCTGGAGTGGCCGGTGCCGAGGCGCGTGCGCGACGCGATCGCGGAGGCGCGTCCCAGCTTCGATGCGCTAGAGGTCTGGACGCCCGAGCTGCGCCGCGCCCCGGCGACGGGGCTGTCGCCGATCCTCGTAGGCGTGCGGGGCGGCCAGCGTTTCCTGCTCGCCCGCTGGGCCGAGGCGCTGGAGCCGTTCGAGGCCATCGCGTCTCGGTCTCGGAGCCGCCGGGGGCGCTGGGCACTCGCCGTCCGAAAGCGCTACCAATTCGAGACGCCGAGCGCCGGCGGTATCGGCGCCGTCTTTATGCTGCTGCTGTTTAGCAGCTTCTCCTGGATGGCCCTGAGCGATGGGTACGTTGGCCTGGGGGTGGCGCTCGTGGGCGTCGGCGTGGCGGCGGCCGCCGCCTGCGTGCGCGACGCGATCCTTAGCACGGGCCGCGCGGTGCGCCGTGCGGCCGACTACGCCGGCTGGGTGTTTCCGGCGGAAGAGGCGCAATGACGACGGAGGCGGCGGTCGAGCTGATCCCCGGCGGCGCGATGACGCTGAGTAAAATGCGCGGCAGATTCCCCGGCGTGTACCCGAGGTCTTTGTATCGAGGTTCTGGCGCGAGGGTGTTCGAGTGGAGGTTGACTGGACCGGGCCGCGGCTTCGTTGATTGGATCTGCGGTCTCGGCGCCGTTAGCCTCGGCTACCGTGACGAGGCGGTCGAAGGGGCTGTAATCAAGCAGGTCATGGACGGCCCGATCTTCTCGCTCCCAAACGTCGAACTAGAGGAGCGCGTCGCTCAGCGGCTCGTTGACCTGATCCCCTGCGCCGAATCCGTGCGTTTCTTCAAGACGGGGTCCGAGGCGACCGAGGCAGCTATCCGCGTCGCCCGCGCGCACACGGGGCGCGACGTGGTTCTCTGTTGCGGATATCACGGTTGGCACAGCTGGTATGCGGTGACACGGCCGGAGCACCCGGGGGTGCCGGAGGCGATGACGGAGTTGTCAGTATCGTTCGAGTACAACGACCTCGCCGCTCTCGACCGGGACGGCGCGGATGACATCTTCGGGAACTTCAGCACTCAGGATATCGCCGCCGTCATTGTCGAGCCCACGCTGATCGAACCACCCTCGCCGGGCTTCCTTGAGGGCCTCCGCGAGCGCTGCGATCGCTGGGGTGCCCTCCTGATCTTCGACGAGATGGTCACGGGCTTCCGCTGGCACGCGGGTGGCTACCAAGCCCTTTGCGGCGTAACGCCCGACTTGGCGACGTTCGGGAAAGCCCTCGCCAATGGCTACGCGCTGGCCGCGCTGGTTGGCCGCGCCGAGCCGATGCGCTGGGCGCGCTTGGCCTCTGGCACGTTCGGCGGCGACCTGATCGGACTCGCCGCCGCCGATGCGACGCTCGCGCGTTACCAGCAAGGCGGGGTCTGCGAGCACATGGCGTGGCTCGGTGCGCGGATCATCGAGGGGTACAACGCGCTCGCGGAGAAGCACGGAGCGCCGACGCGCGCGGTCGGACAGCCACCGCATCCGGTGATCCGGTGGGACGAGGAAATGGGGGCCGAGGGAGTCCCGCGCAGTCAGAAGGCAAATGGTGGTCATCAGTCTGCCGACGCGGGTAGGCCATACAGAAGCGGTTCGAGTCCGCAGGCCTCCACCACTCCTCCGAACCGGCATCGCGCGTCGCTGTTCTTCCAGGAGACGGTGAGGCGCGGCCACTTGATCCACCCAGAGGGGATGAACCTCATGCTCGCGCATACGGACGCCGACGTCGACGCGCTGCTGGGGGCCTGCGACGAGGCGATGGCGATCGTCATCGAGGCGATCGCGGCCGGCGACGTCCGCGCGCGGGTCGAGGGAGACCCGATCGACCCGGCGCCCGCATGGAGGATTACCCGATGATGTCTCGAGATCTGGCACGCGAGCTTCGAGCGCTTGCCACATTCGTGGATCGCGAGGTCAGCGGTCAGCGTTACGGTCAGTTCGGCGCGCCCTATGTTGATACAGCCATCATGCGCGAGGCGGCCGATTGGATAGACGAAACGTGTGAACTGGCACTTGAACGGCGATGAGCGACCCCTACGCAGCCGCCATCATCACGTTCCTTGACCGGGGGAGCGGGAAGACGGTTACGCAATACGCATACCCAATCATTGAGATTAAGCTCGTCAACTTCAAGGGGGAGACGACGCGCATCTTCACCGTCGGAGAAGACGGCGCGTGGCAGGAGGAGGAGGAGCCGCTATGAAACCGATGATGAGCGCCGGAGTCTAGCCATCGCGTCGGAGAGGAAAAGGAAAGGATAGGGCCAATGACGAAGAACGCCTACCGAAATATCTATAACCAGTGGGTGCTTCACAACGACGCTCTCCGCATCAATGCCATCGCGAGCGATGATGACGTGGCGGTCCACGACGGCGCCGTGTGGCTTCGCTTTCCCCTTGTTGGATCGGCAGAGCCCATTTCCGCTGAGACAACGGCGCGCCTTGAGCGCGTGCTCGACCGCAACCGCTCCGCGCTGCTCAACGCCATCGTTGGAGCCCAGATCGGCTTCGAGTCCGACGCACCGCTGACAGACGACAACGTGAGACGTGGATTCTACGAAGGACCTGCGAACCGGAAAAGAACGATAATAGTTAGGGTGGGAAAAGAAGTCCATCGCATGAACGACCTTGTCGCCTGTGAAAGGATCGAGAGACGATGACGACGTTTGTAGTCTGTGAGGCCGCCGCCACCCACGACGGCGACCTCGATAAGGCGTACCGGCTGATCGAATTAGCCGCCGAGATCCACGCCGACGCCTGTAAGTTTCAGTGGTGCTCCTCCCCCGAGCGCCTCGCCGAACGTCGCCGCGCCCCCGAGTACCTCGACGCCTACCGCCTGCTCGCGTTCCCGCGCGAGTGGCTACCGAAGCTCGCGGCTCATGCACGCGCTCAAGGGCTGGAGTTCCTCTGCACGGTCTATCTCCCCGAGGATGTCCCCACCATCGCGGAGCACGTCTCACGGTTCAAGATCTCGTCCTTCGAGGCGACCGACGTCCCCTTCGTCGCGCTGCATGGCTGCTGGCCTGAGAAGCCGCTGATCATCAGTGCCGGGATGGGCGCGAGTCTAGGGTGGTCAAGGGATGCATATCGAAACATGGTTTACAATCACGATCCCCAGCGTGCTCCCGATATCACCATCCTGCACTGCCGCAGCGCGTACCCGTGTCCGGATGACCAGCTCGGGCTTGCCGCGCTACATACCGGGTATGATGGCCACCAGCCTCGCCAGGGCTTCTCCGACCACTCCCGCAATCCTCGTGCTGGCGCCTACGCGGTCGCCGCCGGTGCGCGTGTAGTGGAATTCCACGTTCGTTTGGAGGACACGTCTCCCAACAACGCGGACTACGCCGTCGCGCGCACACCCGACGAGGCGCGGGAGTACGTGCGACTGATCCGGGAAGCTGAGATGATGCTGGGCGATTCGACGCTGGGATCCGCACCGGCGGAGGAGCCGTTCCTGCGGTACCGGGTGGGGGTGGGAGCATGACCGATCACTGTGACTGGCACGAGTGGATGGATGACGCTGTCTTCGCGCTGACGAAGGGGCTACGCGAACTCGACTACGCGTACGTTCCAGCCGACCGCGCGAAGCTCTATCGGCTCGTTGACGAGGTGGTCAAGTATCGCGGCACCCTGCGGTTCTATGTGCAGAGCGAGCTGCTCCCAGACGAGACGACCGTGGCAGAAGAAGAAGCGCGACTGCGGCGGGCCGGCTCTCTCGCTGGAGATCTCCAAGCGCACGTTCGATTCGACCGCGAACCGGAGCCTCCGACGAGGACGGATGGGTGATCACCGCGCCGCCCGATACCGCCTGGCGCCCCCACGCCGCCGCGTGGTGGTCGTCCCCCGCGTGGCATGCCTACGAGGCGCTCCACGACGGCCCACCCGGCACCCGCTCACGTCTCCTCGCCACCGCGACGTGGCAGACGAGAATCCTCGACTTGAGCCCGAGCGAGGCGGAACTCTGGACCGGGCTCCGGAAGTCCTACAAGGCGCTGATCAACGGGGCTAACCGGCAGCTCAACTTCAGGCTCGCCACCGACACCGAGATCGCCCGCGTGCTGCATCTTCGCTGCGCTGGCCGCGTTACGCGCCCGCTGGCCACGTGGCAACTCATGACCGACTGGCTCGCGGCGGGCGCTGGGCTCCTCGTGCTTGCGTATGACGGCGCCGCGCCGCTCGCCTTCGCCTACGCGATCCGCCATGCCGACTGGAGCTATTATGCGTCGGGCGCCTCAGTGGATGACGACCTCCAGCATGCCGTCATTTGGCACGCGCTGATGGCGTTGAAAGCGCGCGGGGTGCGGTGGGCTGAGTTGGGATGGCGTGGTCAAGCGCAAGATCCCAAGGGCCAGAGCATCGAGCACTTTCGTGGCGGTTTCGGTGGGCGCGATGAGCCCGCGCGGCTAACCTGATGATCGCCCCCGGCGACCGCCGCCATACCTGCCCGTACTGCCGTTGTCTTCCGATCGTGCGTTTTTGTTCGAGCTGCGGGAAGCAGTTCACCATCTCGAAATCGAGCAACATGAAACTCCGTCATTGTTCTCGGAATTGCTACATGCGTGGCTACATGAAGGCGCGACGAAAGTGACCACCGCCGCCATCATCCAAGCCCGCACCGGCTCGACACGCCTTCCCGGCAAGGTCCTCCGCCTCCTGCCGCGTACACCAGCGGCCTGCGGCAAAGGCGGCGCGCCCCAAACGATCCTCGCCCACGTCATCAACCGTGCTCAAGCAATCCCCGGCATTGATATAGTCTGCGTCGCCACGAGCGACCGGCCCGAGGATGATCGCATCGCTCATCTCGCCCGTGCGGCTGGCGCACGCGTCGCCCGCGGGTCGGAGCGGGATGTGCTCGGCCGGTTTGTCATCGCTGCCGAGACGATTGGCGCCGATGTGATCGTCCGGCTCACGGCCGATTGCCCGCTGCTGGACCCGCTCGTGGCCGGCGAAGTGCTGCGGGTGTTTCGCGAGAGACGCCGACGCGGCGTGTGGGCGACCGCCTACGCGTCGAACGTCCACCCGCCGAGCTGGTATGATGGCAATGATGTCGAGACTTTTGACCGCCGTACGCTCCTCGCCGCTGCCGCGGCGGCCGGCAATGGCGCACGCGAGCATGTGACAACGTGGATGGTGGAGCACGCCCTCGACATCGTGAACGTGAGGTGTCCCGATGGCGCCGACCGCTCAGCGATCAAACTGTCGGTTGACACTGCGGCCGACTATGAGCGGGTCTGCCGAACATACGCCGCGCTGTCCGACCGACGACAGTTCGGCTGGCGCGAGGTCCTCGCCGCCTATGTGCGGGCCTACCCACACCCGGCGATCGTGCGGGCCCGCCGGATCTTCTGGCCCACGCGCCATGGCCGATCTGGCAACCGGCGCCGCAGCACGGCACTCATCGACGCGTTCGTCATCGGAGGGCGGGATGCCGCCGCAGGACGGCCATCAGCCCCGCCGATGGACTTCCGGGCCTCGGCCTATCGGTTGGGATATGAGGATGTAGCGGAATTGCGGCATGAGGCGGCGCCGTGACGTGGCAGTGGCGTGCGCTGGACACGACCACCGCCGCCGCCCGGTATCTCGGCGTGGTGCTTGAAGCGAGCGGTCAGCGTGAGGCGGTCTCGTGAGCGCGCACCTGATTCACATACTTCGGGTTGCTGTACCCCGACGGCAAGAACGGCTGGAGATCGCGCTTGATGTAGTGCTGCTTGCCCAAGTCGTTGACCACTCGCAGGACATCGGCGGTGAACTGGCACCAGTCAATCTCGCGCGTGATCCGGTGGTAATTGATCCGCCCTATCTTGTAGAGATCCACGTAGCCGGCCGTCCGCTTGATCAGTTCGATCGTCATCGCCGTGTCGTAGACCGGCTCGAGACTCACCCATGTAAAAATGCCGGCGGCGTGAAACTGCTCCAGCGTGGCGAGGCGGTCAGCGGGGAGCGCGGCGCCGCGCTCCCATTCCCGCGACTGTTCCGGGTCGAGCGTGGTCAGCGTGGAGGCGAATGCATCGCGCTCGGGACGGAAGAGATCAATATCTCGAAGCGCCCGTGCGCCGCCCTTGGTCAGCGTGCAGATGCCGAGCCCGTGATCCTTGAGCGCGACCAAGCACCGGCGCGTGAGTTGATGCTCGACATCATCAGGGTTGTAGGGGTCGGTGGTGAACGAGAGCATGACCTGTTCGCGAACCCCGTGCGCCCGGTACTTCTCCGCATCGTGGATCAGGCGCGCAAGGAAATCCGGCTTCGGCGCGGCCCCTCGGTCGAAGGCTTCGCGGCTCATGCGGATTGCTGCCGGCACGTAGCAGTAGGAGCAGCCGTGACCACAGCCGCGGTAGGGGTTCACGGCGAGTTTCGCGTATTCGCCGGCTTGACCGGCCGGGGCATAGATAATCGTGCAGCCCTTCACGGAATGGCCATCCTCGTTCAGCATCGCAAATCCTCCTCGGGTATCCGGTCGTTCCGCCCTCGGGGGCGATCCATTGCGTGCGCGCTGCAGCATAGCAATGACTACTGTCAAGAACAACTGCACCGGCCCCAGACCCGCGTAAACAGTGGGGACTTGTGATGCCCATGAGGCGTCGCCGTGAGCACCCGGACTACTTGAAACTGATGCACTACCAGGTCTTGCTGTGATGCGCCGGCAGCTTCACCTAGGGGCACTCCCCAAGCGACAGAAGGGCGAGTGCCGCTGGTGCGGCGCGTCCGTCAGCGGCCGACGCCGAACGTGGTGCTCCGATGAGTGCGTGCGCCAGTATCAGATTCGCGCGAGTGCCGCGACTGCGCGCCATGAAGTGTTTCGACGTGATCGCGGTGTGTGCGTGCTCTGCCGTCTCGAGACGGAGGTCGTGAAGCCTCGCCTTGAGGCCGAGTTACGGCGGCGCATCGCCGAAGGGCCGCCGCTTGAGACGACGCGATGGCGAGTCAGCGTTCAGCACGGGGACATCCTGATGACTATTCGTATCCACTACTCGGGTTGGCCGCTCAGTGCCCGACTGCCGGCGCTCTGGCAGGCGGATCACATCATTCCGGTCGCTGAGGGTGGCGGGGCCTGCGGGCTCGACAATTTGCGGACGCTGTGTTGGCGCTGCCACCCGCGCGAAACCGGCGCCCTACGCCGCCGCCTGAATCGCCGTCGCGCGCGCCCCGACGTAGGGCGTCCAGCCAATGAGGCAGGGGCAACAACATACTTGACTCACACGGCCCCAGACGGTACAACGGGTGGGGGGCAAGACGAAGGAGCGGCTAAAGGTGACCGCGAAGGTCCAGCGGGCGGAGGCGTGCGGTGAGTGCCGTAGCTGTCGCCGCGCATCCGCCCCAGGACTCTCTACTAGAGATTCTGCGGGTCATCCTCGGTGACGGCGCCCCCGGCCTCGTCATGATCCTGGGGGGCTATCTCGACGAGAGCGCGCGGCTTGAAGGCACGGAGCCTATCAGCGTCGCAGGCTACATCTTTCGGCCTAAGGGGTACGAGCACTTCAAGCGCAAGTGGGCACGTATGCTGCGCGATGCTGGCCCGCGTCCTACGACGCACTTCCACATGACCGCGCTTTATGCGGCCACCGATCAATACAAGGGGTGGTCAGTAGAACAGCGCGCCGAAGTTCTCCGACAGGCCGTCGATGCGGTCCGAAAGCACACGTACTTTGGCGTCTCGGTCCAGTTTAGCCAGGCAGAATTCGAAGCCATGGCGCCGCCCGACTGGACGGAGTACTTCGGCAGCATTTACTCCGCTACGTGCCAGGTCGTTCTGCGCGTGACCGCTTTCTGGATGGATGAGAAACACGACGATAGCCGCATCGCGTATGTCTTCGAGAGCGGTCATCAGTTCTGGAGCGAGGCCAACGCGTTGTTGACGGCCATCACAAGCAACCCCGAACACAAGCAGCAGTACAGATACATCTCGCACACGGCGATCGATAAGAAGGATGCGTACGGTCTACAGGCAGCGGACATGCTGGCATGGATCATGACGCGGCTTGAAGTCGGCGCTCCTGCGGCTTGTTGAGGGTCAGTCGTCGCGATACCAGCTCTTTCATCCGACCGGCGATGCGTTGCGCTGGTTCTTCAGAGAGCAGACGGAGACGGATGCGGAGCGCGTGATCGTAACGCTTCCTCGGCCAAAGAGACTGCGCCTACGATGATTCTCGGCGCCGCTTCGCCCTCCGCCACTCCTTCTCCCGCTTCTCTACCTCGGTCTTCGGCGTCTGCGTCACCTTACGGGCGAGGGAGACGAAGCGTTCCCATGGTGTTACGGTCTTCTGCTTCTCTAGGTCATCCATCCCAGTCCCCCTCTTCGCGATCTAGGGTCGGTTGCATATTGTCTATGACTTCCACCGTCATCGCCGTACGCCCGAGTACTTCTTCTCCCAGCATGGCCCACATTTTATATACGCCAGCCCCTCTAACGGGCAGGGTCGCCTGTGCCGCAATCTCGACGGCGCGGCTTGGGTTACCGTGCTCCCACTCCCTACTTAGACGCGATAACGTCTCGTCATCCTTGCGCCACTCAAGACGCACCGTGAAATGTCCGGAGACGCCAAACATATTCAGATATACCCACAGCTTCGGTAAATGGGTTGCTCCGCTCGGCACGAATACGCGCGAGAGGATGCCAATAAGACTCTTGCCTGGGGTCTCATCCTCGGCCATTTCCATGGCGCCCTGTGAAAACAGGAGGGCTTGCAAGTGAGGCGGCTTGCGGTCATTCTCCGGCATATCTCTCTGTCCCTTCTGCGCCTGGCATCAAGAATTGACCCTACGCCGCAACCGCAGTGGTCTGAGGATGTTGCAGATAGGCCACAACATAAATGAGTCACCGTCGTACGCGCGCACGCTTCGCCTTGTGCATGTTGCGGACCTTACCCCCGATGAAGGTCTCGTCGGCTTCTATCGTGCCGCGCAGATTCTCGACGGAACCATCCTGCATCGCCAGCCGAATCCTATGGAGCATGAACCACGCGGTCTTCTGCGTCACGTCGAGCGAGCGCGCGATCTCGTAGGAGCTAACCCCGTTCTTCGCGTTGGCGATAAGCCACATGGCCGCGAGCCACTTGTCCAGCGGGATCGGGCTGTCCTCGAAGATCGTGCCGACCTTGATGGAGAACTGCTTGCGCTCGTGGTTCTCGCGGCAAGTCCACACACGGCGAGTCGAGATGAACGAGGTACCGTTGCTCCCGCACGTCGGACAGCGCACGTCGCCGTTCGGCCACCGCAGTTGAACCATGAACGAGAGGCACACATCGGGGTCGGAAAAGTAGCGGATGGCTTCCAGCAGGGTCTCGGGGGCGCTCGCTGTCTTGTCCATACCCCAAGCATAGGCGATCTAGCCTTGTGTGTCAAGTATATTATTGCCGAGGCAGGTAAGCCGGGGGCGCTACCCCGTCTACCGCGTGGTTGACCTGAGTCTGACTCTCGGCGTACTGTACACGCCATGGGGCGCGCCGTAACGGGCAAGGTGCTGCTGGAAGTGAAGTTTGGTTCCCATCTGTACGGCACCGACACGCCCGACTCTGACCTGGACATCAAGCGCATCTACGTGCCCACGGCTCGGGAGATCGTCCTCGGCTCCTACGACAAGGCAATCGTCACCAGCCGCAAGAAGGCCACGTTTGAGCGGAACAGCCAGGACGACGTGGACGTGGAGCAATTCAGCCTGGATCGCTTCCTCCACGATCTCATGGATGGTCAGACGTGGGCGTTGGACGTGCTGTTCGCGTTCGGCAACAAACGGGCTGAGTGCCCAACGGCGCTCGGCCAGCGCGTCATGCAGCAGATTCTCGACGGCCGCGATCGGCTCCTGTCTCGCAACGTCAACGCCTTCGTGGGGTATGCCCGGAAGCAGGCAGCGCGATATGGGATCAAGGGCTCTCGGATGGACGCCGTTCGGCGTGTCGTCGATCTCCTGAATGCCCTGCCGGTGAGCGATCGACTCTCTGAGCACGCAGTCGCTATCGGCGCGCTGGTCGTCGACTGCGAGAGCCTGCTATCGCTGGAGCAGTCGCAGCTCATCGAACTGATCGACCTGCCTGGGGTCAACGGCACGACGGTCACGCATCTGCATGTCTGCGGTCGCAAGTTGCCGCTCGGCGCGACGGTGAAGTACGCCCGCGAGACGTACGGCAAGGTTCTAGCCGAGTACGGCGAGCGCGCGAAGAAGGCTCATCTAGCCGGCGGCGTCGACTGGAAGGCGCTCTCTCATGCGGTTCGGGTGAACGAGGAAGCGGTTGAGGTCCTCGACACCGGATGGATTACGTTTCCGCGTCCGGATCGGGCGCTACTCGTGCAGATCAAGACGGGGCAGTGCGAACGACACGACGTCTACACGATGATTGAGCAGGGCTTGGCGCGCCTCTACGCCAGCAGCGCGAGCTCCGATCTCAGGGCCGAGCCCGATCGCGCCTTCGCCGATGACCTGATCTACAATGTCTATCGTGACGAGGTACTCCATGGCCCCCGGTGATGACGACTTCACGCTCGTCCGCAAGTCCTACCGCGACTTGATGCGGATTCAGCGGCGGACCGCGCAGCTTGCGAATCAGAATTCGGAATATGGGCATGTGAACTCCTCGCTGATCGAATTCAAGGCGGTGTTGGTGAAGGCCGCCCAGTCAATGGGCCGAGAGGATGACCTGTGAACTCCCACGACTGGGGCGCGCCCGCGAAGCGCGTGAAGGCTCTTGGCGCAAGAGTCTGACGCCCAATGGGCCGAGCGCGAGCAGATCGCGCGGCTGGCGCCAGAGGATCTGAAGAAGCTCCGCGCCCACGCGGTGGCGCAGATCGAGGAGATTGACGCCGCGTTGAAGCGAGCGAAAGCGGGCCATGCACTCTCGCCGCTTCGGGACAGTGCGCCGCAGCGCAGCCGGCAGAGCACGCGGGCGGCGGTGCGCAAACGACGATTCATCCGGGCGTATCTCGTCGGGCCAACGGCTGGCAACGGAATGGAGTCGGCGCGCGCGGCCGGTTACCGCGGAGGCAATCCGAGCCTCATGGTCATCGGCAGCCGACTGCTGCGCCTGCCGGATGTGCAGGAGGCGATGGAGCGCACGCTCGAGGCCAGCGGGGCGACTGTAGAGCGCCTCGCCGCAGAGACCGGGGCGATCGCGTTCGCCGGGGCGCGCGAGATCGATGCCGCCCTCGCCGCGCTCGAGGCCGGGACGGTTGCCGACCTGCCCGATCATATCGCGGCGGCCATCAAGACGCTCCGCAAGACACAGGGCCCCTATGGGCCCAACCTCGAGGTGTCAGCGCACGACAAGCTGGCGGCCATCGCGCTGTATGCAAGGCTCCGGAATCTGATGCCGGCCGGGGGGGCGGGGGTGAATGTGACAGTGACGATCGAGGATCAACTGCGGGAGATCCCCGAGGATGATCGGCGGCGCGCGATCGATCGCTATGTGCGACTCACGATGCATCCATCGCCCGACGTCGCGACCCCGTGGACGCCGGCGCTCACGTCAGGGACCGATGGTCACGAATCCTCAAACGACGCCTGAAGATGTCATGCTTCGAGCCGGCGTCGCCGCGTACCAGGAGCTCGTGCTCCGATCCCGGGTGGACTTTCACACGTTCGTGCCGTTCGTGCTGCGTGATGACCGGGCGCGTCCGGTTGACTACTCGCTCTTCCATCGGCTACTTGGGGACTTCGTGGATGACTGCTGGACGCGGGGGTATTACGCCGGCATTCTTGGGCCGGTCCAGTGGGGGAAAAGTCTCGTAATCGTGGAGGGACGATTACTGTGGGAGATTGGGCGCGATCCCAATCTGCGCGCGCGGATCGTGTCGGGGTCGGATGACGAGTCGGTCAAGCGCGTGATGACGGTCAAGCGGTATATCGAGAGCGGCGACCCGTCGAGCTTGGCCTACGATCGGAGAATGCCAGAATTCCGCGATGTGTTTCCGCAGTGCGTCCCAGCGCCCGGCGAGCCGTGGGCTGATCATAAGATCTTCGTCAAGCGCACGTCGCCTGGGCGCGATCCGACGCTCGAGGCGAGCCCGGTGATCGGCATCCGGGCCGGCGCGTCGCACGATATCCTCGTGTTCGACGATCCGGTTACGGCGCACAACACGATTTATAATCCCGGTATGCGCCTCAAGGTGTACGAGTCTATTGGCTTCTGGCTTCAGCGGCTCCAACCCCAGACGCGCGTACTCATGGTGGGATTCCGTCATCACCAACAAGACGCTTATGCCAAGTTAATGGCCGAGGGCGGCGAGCGCTGGCGCTGGCTGATCGTGCGCGTGAGCGATGACTGTGCGCAGTTGGAGGCGCGGGTCGAGAGTCAGACGACGATGCGTGATCGGAGCCGACGATGATGGAGTCTTCCGGGACGTGATGAGAGAACGATGACGCATGGACCACTCTTCGAGCCGGGGCAGTCGTTCGCCCTCCCGCTGTGGGAGGCGCGCTGGAATCAAGACTCGCTCCGTCAGGTGCAGCGGGACAGCCCGCGGATGTTCCGGCGCGGAATGCAGCAGCAGCCGATGGAGGACGGGGAGCGGCTGTTCGCGCGGGGGATCGAGAAGTTCCTCCGCTACGGGGTGACAGTGGCCCAGCTCCTCGGAGAGACGGACGGGGTGCCGCTGGCGCGGCGATACGGTGGCGTCGATCCCGCTGGTGAGACCCGACCAGGGAACGCTCTCACTGTCGCCGCGCTCGGGCGATCGGTTCTCATGGCAGATGTCCCGCTCGACGACATGACCCCGGCCGCGCGCGAGGAGCGGTCGCGGCAGACGCGGGTGATCGTGGCGTGCAATCTATGGGCGAATCAGGCCGCAGGGGCGGGCTCGAGCCCCTACCTGCACACCGCGCACATGCTGGCCAACGCCCACGCGCGGCATCAGTTCGCGACGCTCATGCTGGAGAGCAACGCCACGCAGGGGTCGATCTCCGCACTGACCCAGACAGTGGATCCGTCGATCCCGTTCGATCACGTGACGACGGGGGCGAATAAGCAGCCGGAACTGGAGGGGCTCGCCGTGGAGATGGAACGTGGGCTGTGGGCACTCTGTATGGATGACGCGTACGACACGCGCGCCCCGCTGAAGTCGCACGACGCGCTCTGTGCGTGTGCGTACTGCGCGCTCCGTGAGGATGTGGTGGCGTACCCGGACCCGTCGCGCGGGAAATACGATTCGCTGATGTCCTTGCTCTTTTGCTGGACGGCTATGCGCCGAGCTGGGGCGGCCCCCGGCATCCATGTCGCCGGTTCGTCGCCCGAGAGCACGCGCGAGACGTTTCGAGTCATTCGCCGGGTCGCGTCGTGATCACCGGCGGGCGCCGTCTGATCGTTATTCACGAGGGGTCGCACTTTGTACACGAGGTCGCCCTGGAGAATGTCACACAGATCGCGATCCCCTATGACGGCGTGACAATCCGAGATCTGACGTCGCGCTGTAGGACGGCATTTCCGGCGACACGATGCAATTGCGGAATGTACGACCTCCGATGGAAGCGTTCGTATCTTCGATGACCCGCCGCGCCGAGGTATGGCGCGCGGGCGGCTGGGCCGAGTTACCCGACGACCAAAGAAAGAAAGGAGATCCTGATGGCGAAGCCGACGACGGACGCGGTCAAGGCGGCGATGCGCGTGATGGCGGCAGTTCAGATCGACGCGGGGTTCGGGGCTGGGCTCGCTGCGCTCACGCTCGGGGTACGGGCCGCCGCGTCGCTGCACAAGGACGCAGGGCTCCGCTGCGCGCAGGTCGAGGCGTTGTTCGACGCGCTGGTCGAGCGGCTCGGAGAAGCGCGTGACGCACTGTTGGCGGAATTTCAGGCCGTGCCAGGATCTGAAGTAGCACCCGTTCTTGGATCTGATGACTGGCGGCAACACAGCCGATGCGGCTGGGTAAAAGGGGGATCATAATTTTTCGACAGTGTTTTGCCGCGCCGGTTGTCCGACGGAAGGGACGCACGAGTGCTCGTGGCCGCTCGGGCACGCGGGCGAACATCATGACGGTGTGCATGGGTGGTCGGCGTGAGCGACAATCATGACGGCCCGGGATCAGCGGGCGGGCATGTCGGAACGCCCGGTCTAATGCCGTGACCCGTTGTGCTGAGGTCTGGCGGGCCGGGGCTTGGGAGGCATTGCCTGGCGGTGAGGCGGCGCTTGCGCGCCTGTCGACGGGCGACGTGTTCCGCCTCTTCGAGTCCGACGGGACGCCGGCTGTCGCGGCGGACGGGTCGACCCGACGGCGCGTCGTCTCGGTCTCTGCGCCTGACCCAGCGACGGGCGAGGTCGTCGTTGAGACCGAGACGGTGCCGGAGACGAGCGTCGAGGCCGCGTGTGCCGCTGAGGGATCGTGGTTTCCTGGTGACGCTGCGCGGAGCGGTGATTTCGGGCCGCCGAGGAGATTGCGGTGAGCGCGGTCGGCGTCGGCGGGGTCGGCTGGGTCGGGCCATGCCCTATGATCATCATGCACCAAGGGTGCATGGTGCCTGGCTGCACGGAGGCGCAGCTTCAACGGGAGCACGTCGACTGCCCGCTATGCCTCGGGGCAAAACGTGTCCGGGTCCTGCGAGACGACGACGAAATGCTCGAAGTCGAACCGGTGTTCGAGCGGTAAAGCCCCAACTCTCCCTCAATCCCTGAAAGGAGAACATCACCTATGATCGAAATGCGTCAACCTCAAACTGATCTCGATCTGCTCGGCACGGAGTCTATCTCCGCGCTGCGCAAGTTCCTCGCTGTCTGAACACACAAGCCTCGACATCGGCAAGGCGCGAATCGCCGCGACAGCGCTGTCGGCGTGGACGCGGAGCAAGCAGACCGAGAGCGCCCGGGAAACCAACTTCCTCGTGTTGGCGCGCGAGCTGGCGAACGACAAGGCGGAGTTCCGCCGATTCGTGCAAGTCGCGATGCCGTCGGCGCCGATCCTGGCGGCATTACCTGCGTCGGCGAGCGGAGGGAAAGGAGGCAGGACGAGTCGTAGCGCAGCCTAGCGCAGCTGGGCGGAGTTAAGCCTAGCGCAGTCTAGCCCAGCGAAGCCAAGCTCAGCAAAGCAAGGCAGAGCGATGAAACAGCCGGAGCGTAGCCAGGCGCGGCTGAGTTGAGCCGAGCGAGGCATGGCGTAGCAAAGCAAAGCGATGAAACAGCCGCAGCAAAGCGTGGTGAAGCGCAGCTTAGCACAGCCGAGCCGTGCCAAGCGATGCGGAGTAAAGCACAGCGATGCGAACCCTCAATCCCTGGAGGCGAGCATGTACACGATCGACGCGACGTTTAAAGGACTGGCGGATATGCTGTTCAACCGAATGCCCGACGAGGAGATGGCCAACTTTCGAAGCGGCAAGTCCTCCGGCGACATGTCCGACGAACAGCGGGCGAAGCTGGCTGAGAAGCGAGCCTACGCTGACGACGCGGGGCTCTACTGGCCCCAGTGGACCGTCAAGAAGACCATCCTCGAAGGCGCCAGCGCGGCCGGGCTCAAGTTCAATCGTAAGCCACTTCGACAGAGGCTCGCCGCCGTGCTGTTTGTGCGTGAGCCGGGGCGGTTTGTGACGGAGAATGGAAAGATGGTCGCCGAGCGCGATTACTTGCATCAGGTTCCGGGTCGTCAGCCGCCGGGCCCCAAGGGCAAGATGGCGATCATCCGTCGGCCCGCACTCAAAGCGGGCTGGCTGCTGCGCGTGCGCCTCGTCGTCGTGGATGATGCCGTGCCGCCTGAGGCCGTGCGGCAGGCGACCGAGCAGGCTGGGATGCTCGTTGGCACCGGCGCGTGGCGCCCGGAATATGGGCGCTTCGTCGTGACGGAGTGGTCGGTCTCGAAAGAAAACGGCGGCGATGAGCCGAAACCGAAGCGGAGCGGTACCAAGCGCTAACGCCACACCGAGGCATGAAGGAGGATCGATGAAGAGGAAGCGCCGCAAGCGATCAGCCGAGGCGAAGCTCAAGCTCCTGGCATTCTTCGTCTGGCTCTCGAAGCGGCGCGACTTCCGTAAGAAACTCGATAAGAACCTTGCGGGGTGCAAGGCGACGCCAGAGGGGATCATTGCGGCGGCGCATCGGCTTGTGCAGCGCCGCATGCCGCTGAAACGGACGAAGGACGGAACCGGGCGCCAACTCGCCACGACACTCACTCGGTCGCTGGAGCAGGGGAACCCGCTGAGCACCGAGGAAGTCCGCGAACTGATCGCGCATGAGGCCAGGCTCCTGGGCCTCACCTACGAGCAGGCCATCCGGCGCGGGCGTCTGCACACGCTGCCGCGAACGTATCTCGGTGCAGACCTCCAACTCCTAGTCGACCTACTTCACGGCTCGGAGCTGCCGCTATGAGCGCCGTGCGGGTCCGCGCGGTTCCAGACCTTGTTCGAATCGTGGCCAATGAAGGACGAACCTCCGCCGTATACCACGGCCGAACAGCGCCACAGGCCGGCGAAGTTGGTGACCGAATCGTGACGAACGTCCCGTTGCCAACGCCAGACGCGGGCGGCATCGGCATCGAAATCCTCGCCGCCGCTCAAAACGGCCATGATCCCCACGTGCGGGCGCTCGCCGTACAGTCCCTTCGATGGCGCGCAGACGGCTGGGCAGCGAAGGTCTCGCGTGTCGTGGAGCTGGCCGGTGAAGGACGATTCTCGGATCTGCGCCGGGCATCGCCCTGGATACCGGGCGAGTGGAACGGCAATGCTCTTCTCGTCGCGCCAGACGCCATCGAGCCCGGATTCTTCGGCTTGCCGCCCGAGGCGGACCCGTGACGACAGATGGCGCGCCCCAAACTCTATAGCCTGAGCCAGCGATCAACGGTCGCCCCGCTATCATGAGACGGGAGACTCGACCCTGAGCACACTCAAACGACGCGTCGCGACTACGCCGCGCAGAGAGCTGGCAGAAGAATTCGGCGTAACAGTTCAAAATATTGCTCTCATTGCGACCGGAGTCGCGTGGAGACATGTATGACCCCGACGTTCCGCCAGCGTCTTAACATCGCTGTGCGCGCTGCCGTTGGGATCTTCGACGACCGCTCCAGCCAGCAAGCCTTTGGACTTTTGAGTGGAATATGGCCCGGCGCGATCGGCGCCGCCCCCACCCGCGGGGCCCGCGAGCGGATCGCCGCCTACGCGGATGCCCCCTGGCTTCATGCCGTCGCCGACAAGGTCGCCTCAGCCCTGGCTCCCATTGAGTGGCAGGCTAAGGTCGTCCGCACCGGGCGCTCGCTCTCTGATGGACGCCGAGCAGCCGTGCGGGTCAAGATGCTCCAATCGGCGCCATTTGCACGTCGGCGCATTGCCCTCGCCCGTCTCAAGGCGGCGGGACAGCTTGAAGAGCTGACCGAACATCCGTTCCTCGACCTGATGTCTGGCGGCAACACGGTGCTGACCGGGCTCGACGTGCGGCGCGTGATGTTTGCGCTCCGCTACGTGGAGGGCGAGGCGTTCTGGGTGAAGGAGCGAAACGCCCTCGGCGTTCCTATCGCCGTCTATCCGATCCCCCCGCATTGGATCCGTGCGACTCCAACGCCGTCATCCCGGACGTTCTTCGTCTCATTCCGAGGCTGGCAGGGCGCAATCCCTGAGACCGAGATCACGTGGTTCGTGAAACCGAATCTGGAAAACCCCTATGGCCGGGGCACCGGCTTGGCGCGAGCGCTCGCCGATGAAATCGAGACGGATCAGTATGCGGCCTCGACCCAACGTCAAGTATTCCTAAACGGCGCCCGCCCTGACTTCGTCGTCTTCCCGAAGAACGGACAGACGTGGACCGACCCGCAGGTACGACAGCTTGAGCAGGACTGGCGCCGTAACCACGAAGGATTCTGGAGGAGTTTCCGAGCGAGGTTCAGCAAGACGGAGCTAGGGATTGAGGAATTCAAGGATCCGAATTTCCGCAATCTCCAGATGGAGGCGCTTCGTAGGTTCTCACGCGACACCGTCTTCCAGGTTGCCGGAGTTCCGCCCGAGCTATTAGGCGTGATTGAATCGTCGAATCGCGCCACCATAGACGCGAGTGAAACACTGTTCGCGAACTGGGTGCTTCAGCCAGAATTGGAATCATTCCGAGCCACGCTCCAGGAGCGAATCGCGCCTGAGTTCGATGAGCGTCTGATCGTCGATTACGCCTTCGACGACGTGACCGATAAGGACTTTGTCAAGGCGATGGCGACAGCCGCCCCATGGTCGCGCCGGATGGACGAATGGCGCGCCGCGCAGGGACTCGATCCGCTGGGCCCGGAGGCTGGCGGCGAGCTGTTCCCCGTCGGTCCCGCGATGTCGTTCGAGCCGGAGCTTGCCGAGGCTGATGACTTCGGCGATCTGTCCGCACCGCCCACGAGTCCGTCGCCCGTCGCGCCGATGGATCAGGACGACGAGGATGAAGACGAGGACGAGGACATGGATGAGGCGGAACGCGCCGTGCTCCGCCGACTCGGCGCACGCGGACGGAAGCGCCGGAGGGTTCGTCGCTGACCTCTGTGCATCCGCAATTCGTCGGCGCGTTTCTCCGTTCCGTCGGCGCCCAGTCAGTCCTCAAAGCCCGCCGCCCCCTCGTCACGCGCCTCGCCGCCCGCTTGGAGCCCGCCGCCCGGCGCGCCTTCCTCTCGGCCATCGCCACGCTGAACGGTCAAGTCGACCTCGACGCCCTTGAAGCGGCGCTGAAGACTGGCGAGATCTCGCGCGTCGAGGCCGCGCTGCTGCTCGACCGACTCCCCGAAGCGCTTCGCGCGAAGATCCGGCCCGTCATCGGCGCGGCCCTAGGCGTCGGCGCCGAGGCTGGACGCGAAGCGCTCCGGGGCACTCCAGGGTTCGCGGTTGACTTCGCGCGGACCAACCCGGCGGCCGTGGCGTGGGCGAATCAGCACGCTGGCGCGCTGGTGACGGAGATCTCCGCGTCAACGCGTGAGGGCGTTCGCTCGCTGGTCGTCGCGTCGCAGGCCGAGGGGCGCCCGGTCCGCTGGCTCGCGCGGGAGCTCCGCGAGGTGATTGGGCTGCATTCGCGACAGGTCACAGCGGTCGAGCGATTCCGTGAGCGGCTCGTCGCGCAGGGGGTCGGTGAGGAGGATGTTGCGCGGCGGACGGAGCGATATGCGGGGGCGCAGCTGAAGGCGAGGGCGGAAACTCTGGCCCGCACGGAAACGGTCGCGGTGACGAACGAAGGACAACAGCGGCTCTGGGAGGCGGCGGCCGATCAAGGGCTTCTTGATCGTGAAGAGACGCGGCGGGTATGGATCGTCACGGACGATGATTTACTCGAATTTTCCTGTGAAAAACTCGACGGTGTCGAGGTCGGGCTCGACGAACCCTGGACATCGGATGGGCGTGCCATCACGGGACCGCCACTCCACCCCAATTGTTTTATCCCGGACACGCACATCGTTGCGCGTGCCGTCCGAGGATTAAAAGCCGTCTACTCGGGTCCCGTCGTAACGCTGGAAACGCGACGCGGGTACCGGCTGACCATCACACCGAATCACCCCATACTGACGCCGCGCGGCTGGATCGCTGCGAGCAGCCTGCGTGAAGGCGACGATGTACTGAGCGAGCGCGTCCGGTATCACGGGCGTCTGTTTCGCTGGGCACCAGATGATCAGAACGGCCCAGCTCCGATCGAACAGGTAGTGGATGCGCTTCGGGCAGACGGACTTCGCCACGTCGAGATAGGCCGTGATGATCTCCACGGCGACGCGCGATGGGCGCAATGCCAAGTCGAGATTGTAGGGGCCAACTTGATATTGCGGCGTGGCGGCCATGCCGAGACGATGCAACGCAATGCGGATCGCCTCTTCGTAACGGCCCACATGAGAGAGACGCTGAGCACGACTTCGCGCCGAGGCGCGCAACTCCGACAACGATCGGACGCGTCCGCGGGCCGCCGCCCACGCGCTGGCGCACTGGCGCTCGACGGCGGCCCGATCACGCTTGAGTCCGAGCCACTTCAGCGTCTCGGATTCGCTTTGGGTCCGGGGGCGCACTCCCGCCGCAAGGAGTCGAGCGCGTACCGCAGTCCTACTGATGCCCAGCGAGTCCGCGACGGCCTTCTCGGATTCCCCGCTGTGGTAGCGCGTAATGAGCGAGGCCTCGTCAATATCGCGTCGCCACGACCCGCCGTGTCGTGGGGTCGAGCCAATCAATCCCCACTCGCGCAACCGACTGTAGACGACAGCAATGCTGGTATGCAACTCGCGCGCGATCTCCTCGTAGGTGAGACTGCGCGAATACAGCGTGATCAGGTGGTCGCGCTCAATCGGTACGCGTGGCATGGGCATGTGTATGATCTCCAGACGGTCGACGGATTCATTATGGCAGAGGGCATCATCGCAAGCAATTGTCGGTGCAGCACGGGTCTTGTCTTTGGGGAGAGCGACTCGTGACCCCGATCTGCCGCTGCGGCCATTCGGCACTCGTTCACGACAGCGGCGGCGGGTGCACGCTCTGCCCGTGCCGGGGGTGGCGCAATGCCTGACCATCAGCATCGCCGTGAGTGAGGAAACCATGAAAGTCGTGGTCTCAGTCTTCAACGACCGCTCCGCATGGTCGAGCACGCTCGGCGAAGTGACAGAGCCGGCGCCGACGGGACATTATCCGCCGCCTCGCCCGTGCCGGCACCTCATCGACGCATCGACGCTGGCCGACGCCAACGCGCTGGCGCTCGACGAGCATCGGCGCGTCTGCGAGCGGGTGGCTCGGCGGTGATGCTCTCGCACGACGCGGCGTATCCAGACGGGGAGACGATCGTCAGCGCCGCCGACGGCATCGTTAAGTGCTCACATCGCCGCGTCGCGATCATCGGGGCCGGGCTGGGGCGAAAGGATGCCCCATGGAGTGACCCTACCTGGTGCTTCCAAGCTCTCAACGAGATCTGGCAGATACGATATGAGAGACACTGGGAGTGCCATCCCCTTTCTGTTCAATCCGACGCGGAACTGGCGTGGCTGGAGCGCTGCCGCGTCCCGTGCTACGTGCTCGACCTCGCCGACGCGGCCGCGCGGGACGTGCCCGACGAGCGCCCCACGGCCCCAGAACCTGGGCGACTCCGCCCCTTCGCCGGAGTAGCCAACGCCGTCCAGTACCCGCTTGAGCGCGTCCTCGCGGCGACGGGCGGGCGGCGGTATTTTACTTCGACGTTCTCGTATCAGATAGCCCTCGCCATTGCCGACGGCTTTGAAGCCATCGGTCTCTGGGGTGTCGAGCTGTATGAGGGGTCGGCACGTGAACGGACAGTTGAACTCGCCTGCCTCGAATACTGGATCGGTGTCGCCGACGGCCGGGGCGTAAAGCTCACGCTCGGGTCACCGGGGCTCGCGCGCCGACCCTACCTGTATGGGTATCACTACGCGGAGGAGCGCGACGAGGTGAACGCGAGGCTCGATGATCTGCGCTGGGTGCTCGGTGAGACGCGGAAGCGCGAGGGGAAGGAGCTGGCGAGTCCGTGAAGGGTAAGATTGCAATTGCTGCGGATAACGGGTCAACCGCAGAGAGCTGCCACGTGAGCTTCACGCGTTCAAAAACCGTGACGCACTACTGCTGGCCGATCTGCGCCCGTTGCCGGCGTTCGCCGAGACGCGCTCGCCTGAGAAAGCGGATCGCCATGGCGCTGGGCCTTCCGGCGTGACCCCCGTCGAGTCCGTCCGCGTCTGCCTCCTTAAGCAGGCAGTCGCCGAAAAGCTTGAACGCTTCGCTGCTGTCCTCGGCGACGCCTCGCTCACCTCGGTCAAGATCACGGTCAATCTCCGGGCCGATGGGGTGCCGAGGTCGGTGGTGGTGGAGCCGCAGTTGCGGGTGGAATCGTGCCGATGAGCTAGTTACTATATACCGCTTCCCGGCGCATTGCCGGCTTTGAGGTATAGTCCGCAACCGTAGTACGTAGCACCGCTGGTTCGCTCCACAGGGCGTGGAGGGGCGAGGGTCACGGGCGGGTCCCTGAACCGCTCGGAGGCGTCCTCGCCTCTCCCGACGCCCGAGGTGGAGCGGATGAGCCAGCGCATGATCGTCACGGCGGAGGAGTACCGCGCCGCCGCCGCCCGTAGCGTCAAGTCCGCCGACCCCCTCGTCGCCACCGCCGATGCACTAAATGCCAGCCCCGACCGCCTGATCGTCCGAGCCGCCTACACGGCTGAACTCCCGGCCAAGGCTGCCGGCGATCCTGAGCGGTCTGTCCCGGTCGTCATCTCCACGGAGACGACCGACCGCGAGCGCGATCAGATCACCGTGGCCGGATGGCGGCTTGAAGAATACCGGCGCAATCCAGTCGTGCTCGCATTCCACGATTACCGTTCGTTGCCAATCGGTCGTGGAGTGAACGTTCGGGCCGAGGATGCGCGGCTCAAAGCGCGGATCGACTTCACACCGGCCGGGATGAACCCGATGGCCGACACGATCCTCGACATGATGAGCGCGGGGTTTCTTTCCGGCGTGTCGGTCGGCTTCCAGCCGATGAAGATGGCCTACAACGAGGAACGGCGCGGCGTAGATTTCCTCGAGCAATCCCTCCTCGAATTCAGTGTGGTGCCGATTCCTGCCAATGCGGAGTGCCTCGTCGAGGCGCGGTCAGCGGGCGTCGATATCGGGCCCCTCCGCGAGTGGGCTGCGAAAGTGCTTGATCGGCTCGGCGCCCCCGAGCGCACGGTCCGGCTCGGGATCGGCGAGGTCATCCTCCCCGAAGTCCGGGTCGAGGGCACGGCCGAGGCGGTGCGCAAGCTCTGGGCTGGCTGGGCGCCGCTGAGCACCGGGACATCGTTTTCCTCTCCGGGCCAGACCATATCCTTCTCGCCTCCGTTCGATGTCGACGACATCAAGGCCGCGATGACCAAGCGCGGCCGTGTCCTCTCCGGCGTGAACGAGCGTCGCCTCCGCGAGGCCGCCGATGCGGCGCAGGCGGCCGACGCAAAGATCCGCGAGGTCGTCGCCCAGGTCGAGGCCGCTCCGGAGGCTACCGGTGAGACGGGAGCGATGGACGAGTGTCCGATGGGTGCCGACTGCCCAAAGGGCGACGCCTCAGAGTGCCCGAAGGGGGCGGACTGCCCAATGTCAGATGGCGGCAAGGGTGCCGAGGATATCGCGAAACCGTTCCCCAATGAGCATAGCTGCCGACTCCACTCGCCAGATGGTTATGACCGCTTTCGCCGGGGGACGCGCGAGCACGAGGGCAAGACCTACTCGATTATCTTCGGCCATCCGAAGAGCGGCGGTGCGTGGGAGGAGCAGGCGTATCGGTACCCGAAGGATGACTGGACCGCTGCCGCCGCGCGGAGCCATTGCGGGAGTCACGACGGTTCGTTCGAGGCCGCGTCGGGCGGCGACGCCGTGGATGCGGCGCTGGCTAGTCTCTCGGTGGCGAAGGCGATCAGCGCGAACGACGGCGCGATCGATCTGGACGGCTTCGACGCCGAGGTTGAGTTCGACCTGGCGGCAATTCCCTATCACGACCCCGACGACGCCCTAAGCGGCCTGACGGCCGCCGACATACGTGGCGTCATGACTGAGATCGCGACGGGCCTGCGCGGGCAGGTTCTGGCTGGCCTCACGCGCGAGCTCGCGCTCGCCCGCGGACGCGTGGACTAACGATTCTGACGGTGTCGATTCTGCGAGGAGGAACCAGGTAATGACGAGAGAGGAACTGGCGAAGATCATTCGAGATACGTGCGGACCGCTCGTCACCGACGCCGTCCGCGAGTTCGGCGAGCGCGAGCTTGTCCCGCTCAAGGCCGCGCAGGCGCAGACGGGGGATTTCTTCCGCGTGCTCTCGGCGAGCGGTGGCAACGGCCATGCGCAGCCGGTTGTTCGCCCCGAGGACAAAGGGCTCGACTTCGCGTGCTGCATCCGGGCGACGGCCGCCGCGAAGTTCCGGGGGACTGGCCCAGACGGTGCCATCGAGATTCTCAAGACCTGGGGCAAGGTCGACCTCGCCGAGAAGTGGGCCGACGCGCGGCAGAAGGCGCTCGCGGCCGGCGACGCGACGGCCGGCGGGTTCCTGGTCCCGACCCAGTTTAGCCAGGACGTGATCGAGTTCCTCCGCGCCCGCGCCGTCGTCCGGAGTCTGAACGCGCGGACCATGCCGGTCCCGACGGGCACCATCAAGATCCCGAAGCTGACGGGCGGGGCGACTGCGTATTACATCGGCGAGAACACGGCGGCGACGAAGTCGGAGCCGACGACCGGCCAGCTCACCCTGACGTTCAAGAAGCTCGTCACCCTCGTCCCCATCTCGAACGATCTGATCCGCTATGCCTCGCCGGGTGCTGACACGATCGTGCGCGACGACACCGTCAACGCGATGCGCGTGCGCGAGGATCAGGGGTTCATCCGCGACACGGGGACCGATTCGACGCCCAAGGGCCTGCGCTACTGGGCGCACCCGGACAACATCATCGCCGCGAACGGCACCGCGTCGGTGCAGAACACGTTCACGGATCTCGGCAAGCTCTGGCAGAAGCTCCTCGAGGCCAACATCCCGATGATCGCCCCGGGCTGGATCATGGCGCCGCGCGTGCAGACCTACCTGATGACGCTCCTGAACGCTAACGGCTACCCGGTGTTCCGCGAGGAGATGGCGGGCGGGCGGCTCTGGGGGTTCCCGTACGGGGTGACCACGAATATCCCGACGAACCTCGATGCCTCCCTCGCCGGGAACAACAACGAATCGGAGATCTACCTCGCCGACTTCTCGCAGGCGGTCATCGGCGAGTCGATGAATCTGGTCATCGACACCTCGGCCGAGGCGTCCTATACCGAAGGGGGCGCGGTCGTCTCTGCCTTCGATCGCGATCAAACGGTGGTCCGCGCCATCGCCGAACACGATTTCGGGCTGCGATATGACAAGGCCATCGCAGTCCTCACGCAGGTCAAATGGCAGCCGGGCTCGGTGTAAGCACCTGACGGCGAAGGAGGAGAACGAAAGATGATCACGCGGGAGCTTGCAGAAACCTACGTCGTCCCGATGTTCGTGCACAACGCGAAGCTGACGGGATGCGGTGCCAACGACCTCGGCACCTGCACGTGCGCCGGCGGCGTGTCGGTCGCGTCGCCGTCATCGGGGAACTTCTTCCCTGGTTTCGTCGTCGACCGGCTCGGGTTGCCGAAGAACTACACGGCCGTCGCGCTCGCGCCGATGATGTACGCCGAGCAGAACTCGACTGACGAGAACGCCAAGGTGCGCGGGATGGCTGTCTCGTTCGCACTCCAGCATACCTCCGCCACGGGCGGGACCTGGGCCGACTATTCGACGGGCGACGGCATCCACAACTCCGGGCTCTGGCGGCAGACCACAGCCTCCTCGACGGGCAATCTGGCCGCCGTCGATTACCTCGCCTATCAGCGTGATCTCGGTGTCGCGAACGCGCTCGGCGGCGTGCTGGTGTCGGCGACCTCCACGGTTGCGGGGTACTCGGTCTCGGCGGGGGCGACCTCGACGGGACAGGCGTATTACGCCGGGCCGCCCGCCGTGTTCGATCTGAGCGGGGCGAAGCGGTACATCCGCTGTGTGCTCAAGCCGATCCTGCACACCACGGGCTGCGGGTCGCTGGGCACCTGGCTCTCGGGCGTCTACGTGTTCGGGAGCCCGGGCGAGGCGCCTCCAGCGCTGAACTCGACCGACAACGTGTTCCGTCGCCTCCTGGTGACCACGCCCTGCGCGACCTAACGGATCCTCGAGCGAATGCAATCAAGCTCCTGCCCTGACGGGAGCGGAAGGAGACAGAGCCATGGCGGATGTGATCCTGGCCGAGAACGGCACCCGCACGGTGGTGCTCAACCGGGCGGTCGTCGCCCCGAACGGGACCGGGTCGTGGGCGCCCGGCGAGCGGGCGGGGTTCGACCCTGAGGTTGCGGCGAGCCTGATCGCCCGCGGGCATGCCCGGGGGCTGAACGACGCCGAGAATCGCGCCGCCCAGGAGCTCCGCGAACGGCGCGACCGAGCGGAGTACGAGGAGCTCCACGCGCAGGGAGAGCGCATCCCGGCGCGCCTGCTGGCGAAGTTCGGGCCCCCGGCCGACAAGATGATCCGAGCGGAGCAGACTCAGCGGAAGTAGCGACGATCCTCCAAATTCCCTGACGAGGAGGCGTGAGTGAAGGTCTCGGGGGTCTACGGCATCGTGCACCGACCGACTGGGCGCGTGTATGTCGGGAGTTCGTGCAACGTCAATCGTCGGTGGCGCGATCACGTCGGGAATCTCAACAAAGGCCGACATTCGTCGGTCCAGCTCCTCGACCTCTGGCTCCTTGACGGACCGGGGGCGTTTGCGTTCGTCCTGTTGGAGTCATGTCCCCGCGAGATCCTTCGAGAGCGCGAGCAGGAATGGCTTGATTCCTTCGAGTCCGCCCTGAACACGAGTCGCGATACTCGCTGTCCAATGTTCGATCCTGTGGTGGCCGCGCGAGTCGGAGCCAAAAACAAGATCTCGTGCCTCGGCCGCGTCATCTCGCCCGAGACACGACGCAAGATCAGTGAGGCAAATCGTGGTCGCGTGATGAGCGAGTCGACGCGCGCAAAGATGCGCCAGCGCAGATGGTCTCCAGAACAACGCGTGAAGATCAGTACGCGACTGAAAGGACACGCGGTCTCTTCTAAGACACGGGTACGACAGAGCGAAGCCGCGCACCGTCGTTGGGCGAAGCCCGAGGAATCGGAGCGGGCGGCGGCCAGGTTGCGGGGGCGACGGAATTCCGCCATCTCTAAGTCGAACCGTCGCCGGTTCGCTAAAGGCTACCGCATCCGCATCCGTGATAAAGCGCTCTGGCGTGAGCGACTGTCGATCTCGCATCGTGGGCAATCGCGTTCACACTCGGAGGAGACGAAGAAAAAGATGTCGGAGTCCGCTCGGCGTCGGCATGCCGAAAGGCATGCGGTGACATCCCTGATCACGAAGGAGGCGTCGCGTGTCGAGTAACGTTGATTATTCCGCTCAGGCCCCTGGAGCGACTGGCGTGGACCCAGAGCATCCCGCTCGCGCTCGCTTCGAGATCGTCGATGCCGAACGCGGCATCATCCGCCCAGCGAATGGCGAGCCATGGCGCAAGAAGTTTGCTATCTGCGGCTTCGCAGCTTCATCGAGGATGGCAGCACCTTTCGAGGACAAACAGTATTACATCGCAGGTTTGAACCAGTTGTACAGACACATTCCGCGCGCGGACCTATGGTGGGATATTCACACAAACTTTTTCGAGGACAACGTCGCTGGTACCGATCATCCTGGGTATCTCGCGAAGTCCGGCATGCCGGTCTTCATGTCTACCCGAGAGCCATCGATCCCCACCGCCGTGAACTACCCCGTCGACGAAGTGATCCGGCGCGTTCTCGGCGCGGATTACTTCACCTCCACGGTCGCCTTCATGGTCGCGTGGGCGATCATGATGATCGACGATCAGGTCGAGGCCGACCTCGAGGCCGTCGCCGGGCCGCTCGACAAAGAAGACCCTCGCCCCGAGTTTCTTCGCGATCCTCGGAAACTTCTCGCCTGGCAGAAGGACCGTTACGCCGAGCGCGAGATCGCCATTTTCGGCATCGATCTCGTCGTCGGCGAGGAGTACGACTTCCAGAAAGCGTGCGTGGAGTACATCCTCGGCCTCGCCAACGCGCGTGGGATCACCGTGCGCATCCCGCCGCAGTCGGCGTTGCTCAAGCAGCGGTGGCGCTATGGGTACTTCCGCGAGCCGGATAACCAGCTGATCCGGATGTCTGAACTCCGCAAGCGCAACGGGGCGCTGAGCAACGAGCGCGCACAGCTGATTGCGCGACTCCAGACGATCGATGGGGCACTACAAGAATCGAACTATTGGTGCCAGGTTGTGGATCTTCGGGCGAAAGGCGCAGCTGTGAAGTTGAATGAGGATACGTAGAGCATGACCATCCAGATCGCCTCCGCAGTCTTCTCGACAAATGGCAGCCTCGCGGCCTCCTCATGTGGTGCTGCCGCACTACCGCAACCCATCTTCGAGTTCGGGTTCGCCGCGGCGGGGCTGCGCGTCGTGAACACGTGCGGACCGCGCATGTTCTTCAACCCGTCTGGGCAGGCTGCATCAACCGCTGATGGATACCTCGCCTGTGGTGAGGCGTACACGCTCGATGCGCCCGGGTTCCGCTCTTGCGGCCTCGGACTCTCGTCAACATCGACCTCGACGGCCACCAGCGGGCAACCACTCTACGGCGTCACCGCGTGGGCAAGCGCGTGAGGAGGGTCTGATGGCCCCGATAGTTTCAGGGGGAGCGTGGTGGAATCAGGGGACACGCCCACTCCTCCAGGCTCGCGCCGGGGCGGTGACGGCCGAGGTCGAGGAAAGCGAGATCGCGTCCTGCGCCGTCACCTGCTCAAAGATCGCGGCGGGGCATGTCGTCAGCGAACGGGCATCGTGCGGGCTGCAGCGCCGGACGGCATCGTTCGTCTTCTCGAAGGCGTCGTCGACCGAAACCGGGGGCGAGGCGGCGGTCGGCACCACGGCCATCGAAGTCTGGCGCCCGTCCGTCGCCGTGAACGTCCTCGATGTCGAGCTGACACCGATCGGCGGGAAGTACGGCAATGCCACCTGTGACAATTTCACGCTTTACGGCAACGCCGGCACGTGCATTGGGCACTTCCCGCTCAAGACGGTGTCCACGGGCATTCTCCGCGGCACACGGACGGCGATCGCCGGGTTGACTCAGGTTGCGCTCGCGGCCGGGACGCCTGTGCTCTGCAAGCTCTTCACGTCGACCTGCTCGGAGACTGTCGACGCGCTGTTTACGCTGCATTACCAGAGCACCGGCTAAATGTTGGTGACCTGTGTCTCCGCGACAGACGAAACATTCTGCACCTGCGGCGATGTCCTCCTCCTACTCTACGGAGCAACGAGCACCGCTGCGGTCGGGTCGACGTTCGACATCGAGGCCGCTGGACGTGCGGCCCGACGCGCATCGGCGATGGCGGAATCGATCATCGGGCAGCCGCTCGGACTCCAGGTGTACTCGGAGACGCTGGCCGCGGCGGGCGATCTCAGCCTCGTTGTGTCGCGCACGCCGATCGTGCGCGTTCTCCGCCTGTTCGATTCAACCGCGACGTCGGAGGCGACGGAGTTCTGCTCGACGGATTACCGCGTCGAGGACGCGGCGGCGGGGATCCTCTCGCGCGATCGCGGATTCACCTGGACCGCACAGCGCTCGCTCCGTGAGACGCCGTTCTCGCTCGGGCTCGAGCCCGCGTACCTGCCTGGACGTGATGAGCGCCCCTGGCTCGTCGAGTACGTCGCCGGCTATCGGATCGCCGGGTCGACGGTGACATGCATGGGTGTTTGTTTCGCCCACGATGCCTACACGACACAGGCCACACTCCCAGATGATCTCGTGCAGGCTGTCGCGGCGCAGGCCGCCTACCAGCAGGGCAACCCGCTCGGCGTGACCTCGCGTCGCGTCGGCGATCTCGCCGTCGAGTATGGATCGGCGGGGCCGGCCGGCAGCGGGGCACCTGCGGGAGTCGCGCCGGCCACGTGGGCGACGTTGTCGCGATATCAGAGGCTCGTGTGATGTGGGCCGACGCCGCGATCGCTGCGGTTCGCGAATGGGCCGACCGCGAGGCTGCTCGCATCGAACAGCGGTTCGGCATCGAGGTGGCACTGCTGCGTTTCGAGATGCGCCAACTTCGGCGTCGTCGGCGTCGGCTCGAGCGTGAGTTGGGCATTGAGGGGCTGATCCTTTGCCACATCACGCGGTGGCGTCGGGAGAACGCGTGATGCCCGACTGCCCTCGCTCGCCCTATACGAACGGCGACCATTGCTTCTGCCGCCCGGCCGAACGCGAGATCCTCGCCGGGGCGGTGAACGTCATCCTGCCCGTGCCGCTGGCCATCTGCTGTGGCTGCGGAGCGACGCGCGAGGTCGGGAGGGCTTAGCTATTTTCCCTGAACTCGTCGCCCTGTGCCGTCAAACGGTGAACATCGCGCCTCGGACTGGTATCGACGGATACGGTGAGATTCTCTATGGTGCCGACGTCGCGCGCCGTGCTCGGGTGACGGGCCGCCTGCGAACCGTGACGAACGCGCAGGGGCAGCAAGTGATCTCGACGCATCAGATCTACCTCGCCGATGCGGGCGTGGTGGGACCGCACGACCGGATCACGCTCTCGACGGGCGATGTGAACTCCACGGAGACGGGGGCGCGCCAGCCGCCGATCATAGCAGTCGGTGAGTCGATGGACGATCTCGGCCACCGGCATCTCACCCTATTCATGGCTTAACGATGGCGGACAAAACGCTGACCGTAACGGGGTTTCCGAAACTCGAAGCAGCGCTTCGCCGCTTGGGCGACCGAGGCCCTCGGGCCGGGTTGGGCGCGCTCTACCGCGAGGGCGAGCGGATCATGACGGAGGCCAAGCGGCGGACGCCTGTCGCTACCGGCGCTCTGCGGGCATCGGGCCAAGTCGTGACTGATGGCCCGACGCGCGTCGTGCTCGCGTTCGGTAACGCAGCGGCGACTTACGCCGTGTTCGTGCACGAAGATCTTCAGGCGCGGCACATGAACGGCGAGGCGAAGTTCCTCGAGCGGCCACTCCTAGAGGCGGCTCGCGATATGGACAAGCGGCTCGCCGCCGAGGTGCGACGTGAAGTCGAGAGGCTGGGCCAGTGACCACCGTCCCGGGAATCATTCCATTGCGGTGCGAGGCTGGCGAGATGTTTCTTGACCGCCCTGAGTGGCCGCCGTCGGCGAGGATTGCCGCCGGTCTCGTTCGAGAGGCAGACCCCCGGTTTCTCACGCTGCGCTACCCCTTCCTGACGATCCGCGTCGCCAACGGGCACGCGGTCTACCGCGTCGAGACGTGCGAGCACGACATCTGGACGGGGATTCTGGTCGAGGGGCAGGTAGGTCAGTGACCTCCGAGATCGTTGATGTCGTCCACACATTTTCCGCATCGCTCCCCGCGATCTTCGGGCTTCCCGCACGACCGTGGAACGGGCGCTCCTTGACGGATCAGGAATGCCAGGCGGCCCGAGTCGCCTTCAGCGCGGAGTTGCATATGTCCGGGTCGCTGTGGTTCGCCGCGCAGGCGGCCCATGAGGCCTTGAGTGAGGTGGCGTGGTGATCCTGGACGATTTATCTGAAATCCTTTCCTCAGCTCTCTCCACCACCACGTGGTCGATCGGGACCAATGTCTTCCTCGGGCCGATGCCCTCGACCCCCGACACGTGCCTCGCGCTCCTCGGTCCGTACGGCGGACTCCCGCCGGTATGGGCGATGTCCCCCGGCGTCGGCGCGGGCGGGCGGCCCCAGGTTGAGCGACCACGCGTGCAGGCGCTCTCACGGGCTGTGCGCTACGACGATGCCGAGAAGAACGCGGTGGCGCTCCGGTATGCGCTCGGTGGGCTCTACAACGTGACGAAGAACGGAGTCCGATATCACCAGATCGTCGAGGTGTCAGAACCCTTTTTTCTAGAACGCGACTCGACGAACCGAACGGTGTTTGCGATGAACCTCGAGGCGACTCGGTCGCCGGCCACGAGTTCGTAGTGGCGACGGCGCTCCGCGCCCAGCTAGAAGCAATCCGCGCAACGGCGCTCGCGCAGGCGGCGATGGCCGATGCGTTGCTTGCCGCGACTGCGCCATCCCCGATGCCGACCGAGACACCAGCAGAATCGAAAGTCTGTATGCACCCGCCGGAGCGGCGCATCGTGGCGGCTCGCATGGGACATCTGGCCGCGTGGGTCTGCGGCGACTGCGGACATGAGGGAGGAGAGTAAATGAGCGTCACCTTCACGAACGCGAGCCTGTTCTACGGCGGGTACTCGCTGGCGGCGCAGCACAATCGCATTGCGCTCGACTACTCGGCCGAGTCGCTCGACGAGACGACCTTCGGGGCCGATACCCGGAAAATGAAGGGGGGCCTGAAAGTCTCGCAGTTGACCGGAGAGGGCCTCTTCAACGCCGGCGCCAACTCTGTGCACCAAGTCTTCATGGATTCACACGCGGTGGCCGACGCCGTCGTGATGGTCTTCCCGGAGGCGATCGGCGAAGGGGCGACGTCGACGGGATCAGGCTACATGATGCGCGCCGTCGAGCTCCAGTACCAGCACGGCGGCCAGGTCGGCGACCTACATCCATTTACCGTCACGGCGCAGGGTCGGGGGGCCGGGCTGTGAGCGCGCGCGAGCCGGGCGAGGGGCACGCTGCGCCGCCGGCGTGGGATATCGACACAACAACACTCCGACTCCAATCTCCGCCGTCTCAGCCGCACGTGCGGATCGTCATCGAGAGCGACGCGGCGGACGTGCCCGAGGTGGTCCTCGCTTCGGTCATGAGCGACGCGATCCTCGCCATTCATGGGCGTATCAACATCACGAGCGCCGTGCTGTTCGTCGACGGGATCGAGGTGCCGAGATGATCGTCCGTGCGGTCGCACTCAAGAACGCCTCGGTGACGGGGACGGCCTGCGCCTGCACCGGGTTCGGGCAGGGTACCGTCGTGGACCTCGGGGGTCGCGCGTGCGATCTCGTGCTGTATGCCGGACTCCAGGTCCTTTCCTCTGGCGCGGACGGGATCAAGGTGTTCATTCAGGCGAACTCGTCGTCTGGGTATTTCACCGGTGGGACCTGCAACAACCCGGGCACCGACGTCGCCGCATTCACCTCGCGGGCCTGCCGCGACGGACAGCTCGTGCGGATCCCGTGGAACTGCGCCTCGGCAACATCTACGCAGCGCAATTGGTACCGCGCGGCGTGGTCGCAGACGTGCACCGACACTGATCAATGGCTGGCCGCGATGGATCTGGATCTCAAGCGACCGTAGCGAGATGACGACGCTAGTTCGGGAACGCGACAGCGAGCAACGGCTTCGTTCCACGCCGCTTGTTGCAGCGGATGTGGGCGAGCGCCACGTTCGTCTTCAGGTGCGGGCCGCCCTTCGAGAGCGGAATCAGATGGTCCAGGGAGGCGTCGATTCTCGCGACGGAATCGCCGCACAAGTGGCAGCACCATCCGTCTCGCTCGGCGATGTCGAGAAGGTCAATGGGTTCGGAGGGGACGCCGGTCTCGCGCGCGCGCCGAGTCGTCCTGTCGATGCGAGCCTTGCGCGCGGCCTGTTCAGGGTTCTCGGTGCGCCAGCGCCGATAGTGCTCGGTGTTCTTCCCTGGGTTGGCCTCGCGCCACGCCCGGTTGGCCGCGATCGCGCGCTCTCGATTAGCTGCGTGCCACTGTCGGGCGTTCACGCGTTGCTTTTCGCGGAACGTCTCATCGGCGCGCCGCCGTTGCCGCACCTCGGCGCATACACGGTCTCGGTTGCGTCGATACCACTCCCGTTGATAGGCACGGACAGCCTCACGATTCGTCGCTCTCCGTTCTCGTTGCTGAGACAGAATGTCGCTTCGTCGCCGCAGATATCTGGAGCGGTCTCGTGCTCGGATCTCATCGCGATGTGTTTGGCGGTAGGCACGGCCCTGGGCCGCTATCTCATCGGCCTTCGCGCGCCGGCGGGCGCGTTCGGCTGCGCATCGCCGCTCGCGGTTCAGCGCGTACCACGAGGCGTGATAGGCGGTCTCGCCCGCCTGGCCTCGATGACCTCGGGCGAAGTGCGGAAGGTGCGGCGTCGTGGTCTTCACCGACCGTCCGCATCCGCACGCGCAGTCAACGGAGCCAACTGGCGCACTCATGCAGAAATGATAGCACACAGAGGCGGAGCGTCGCGGCCAAGCGGCACTCATGGGGGGAGGATCTAAAAATGGCAAGCCAGGTGTTCAAGAACTGCTACTGGAACATCAACGGCGTCGATCTATCAGCAAGCGTCCAGAGCCTCCAACTAAATTACGAGGCAGAGTCGCTCGACGAGACGGCGATGGGCGCCGACACACGGAAGATGAAGGGCGGACTCAAGAACGTGAGCTGGGACATCACACTCTTTCAGAACTACGCCTGCGTGGATGCCACTCTATTCGGACTTATAGGTTGTCAAACTTCAATTGAGATGAGAGCTTGCAACGCCTGCTCCTCGGCCGGCAATCCGATCTGGGAACAGACCGTGATGGTCCAGTCCTACCCGCCCGCCGGTGGCACGGTCGGCGACCTGATGACGGTTGCGGTGCGGCTCGATCCGGCCGGATCGCTTCGGCACTGCGCGGTCGCGTCGTAACAAGCGAAGCCGCCCATGGGACGACCGGATCCGGCCGAGCAACGGCTGGGCAGGGACGCGAATGGCCCCGTAGCGTCCGGGCGTTCCGAGGGCCGGGCGGCTCGACTTTCTGACTCCCCTGACAGAAGGAGGAGAGACGTGGACATCGACAAGGACTACGCGGAACTCACGCTCGACAAGCCGCGGCACGTACGCTACCGCTGGCAGGACGTCAAGGAGTTATCGCGTCGCCTCGGTGGGGCGACGCTTCAGGGGTTGCTCGCCAAGCTCGGCGAGGCTGACCCCGAGACCCTCTCCACGGCCCTGCTGCTCGGACTCCGACACGAGGAGCCAAAGCTGACGGGTGAGCGGATCGACGAGATCCTCGACGCCTATTTTCGCTCGGACGAGGGGCGACTCGCCACGGTGCTGACGGCGATCAACGAGGCGCTCCAGAACTGCGGGCTGTTCCGTGACCGGTCAAAGAAGGACGGCGGCGCGGCGACCCGCCCTCAGTAGGCGGACTCGACGCGGCGTACCTCTCCGCGCGCCGAGCCGCGCTCCGGGCCGGGGTGCTGCCCCGGGACTTCGACGAGCTGACCCCGGCCGACTGGGCCGAGTACCAGCGCGGCTTGCGCGACCGGCGGGACGACGCGTGGGAAATGGCGGCGTGGGTCGCCCTCCAGTGCATCAACCGAGTCTCCCGTGCCATGCGATCGCCGATTAGTCTCGCGACGATGATCCCCGGCGTCTGGGCGCGCCGCGAACGTCGTCGGGCCGCCGCCGAGGCCGCGATCGAGCGCGAGAACGCCGAGCGGCGGCGGCTCGGGCTGCCGCCATTCAGCGCGGACGAAGAGGACTGACGCCGTGGCTGTGAGCGTGGGGGATTTGCGCGCAACGCTCGATCTTGAGACGAGCGGGTTCAAGCGCGGGGTAGACCAAGCGCGCGATACACTCGGGAGGTTCCAGAGCGGGACGGATTCTACCGGAAAGGCGCTCAGTGGGCTACGGAGTGCGTTGAATGGTGTAAACGCGCCGATCAAGAAGACGGATCAGTCCATTGAGCAGATCACCGCCCGGATGGTGTCCTGGGCGAAGACAGGTGACACCGCAACCTTCCTTAAGAAACACCTCGTCGAGCTGGGAACCGAGACAGGCCGGACGAGAAATATCGTCGACTCTCTGAGTACGGCTTTCGCATCGTCTGGAATCAATACGGGGCTTCTTGGCCGCGCACTGGCGGCTGTGACGAGTCCGATCGGACTCGTGGCGGTCGGCCTCGCTGGCGTGGCGGTGGCTTTCCACGCTGCGACGTCGGCGGTACTGGAGAATGCCCGGCAGGTCAAGGCGCTGATGGCCGTCTCGGGACTGGCCGCCGCCGAGGCCGACAATCTCGCCGATACCTTCGAGGTTCTCGGGCATGACGTCGGCGCGCTGACTGGCGCTCTTTTCAAGATGGGACAGGCGATCGACACCGGCGGCAAGGATCTGCGGGACATTGGCATCAACCTGCGAAAGAACACAGGCGAGCTGAAGAGCGAAGGCGAGCTATTCCTTGAGGTGCGTGACCGCATCTCCGAGATGGGCACGGCGTCTGAGCGCAGCGGCGCCCTCATGGCAATCTTTGGGCGTCAGGGGCGGGAGCTCGCCAGCGTCTTCGCGATGTCACGCGAGGAATTTAAACGGTGGATGGGAATCGCCGGGGACGTGTCGGCGTGGACGGCGGATCAGCAGAAGGCGACCGAAGAATATGGGCGCCAGATCCGATTGCTTTCCAAGCAGTGGGAGGGATTCTGGATTGCCGTGGGCACCCCGCTAGTATCCACCGGGACAGGGATTCTCCAATGGATCAACGAGACGATTGACGCAGCGAAGCGTCTCGGTGACATCTTGGGCAACACGTTCGCCAATATCAGTACCTCGTTCGATCGTTTCCTTGCGAACTCTCCGACGCTGGCAAAGCTCCTAGGCGGGTCGGCGGCCGTCGAAGACGCGATCAAGCGGCTTCGCGATGCTGGGCTCACGTCCGACACCTCCGTGACCGTCCCAGCCGCAGCCACAGCCGACGTGCGCGTCCCGCCAGAGGCGGCCGAAGCCATCAAGAAGCTCCGCCAGCAGCTTGAACTCCTCCGCGCCGTCGAGGAGGAGCGCCCACTCGTCAAGCTCCGCCAGGATTTCGAAGACTTTGCGGAGAAGTGGGAGCAACTGAGCCCGAAGGCCGTCGCCGACGCAAAGGCGGTGTACGGCGGTCTCGTCGCCCTGACCCGACTCCAGATCAGCAACACCTACGCGCAGCAAGCCGCCGACGCGATAGCGGCTTATGCGGAGGTGGTCGCGAAGGCCGAGCAGGATGTTATCGATGCGACGCGCGACGCGGAACTAGAGCGCATCCAACTCGCGTCAACCACGGAAGAGGCGCAGATCGCCGCAATCAACGCCGAGGCTCAGGCGCGCATCGCAGCGTTGAGCGAGGAGTCGCTGGCGACGAAAGAGGGCGCCGCGGCGGCCATCGCGATCTGGACCAATGCGCTAACAAAGATCACGACCATCATTGCGGCGGCCGGTGGCGCGGTGACCGCCGCGGCAAAGGAAGACCTCGCGAGACTTCGGGCAAGTCTCGTTGATTTGGCGGAGGCCGATGAAATAGCTGCGACCGCAGCTAGCGCGTCAACCGATATTTGGGCCGAGTTATCGACCGCGCTCGGCCAAGTCGAGCAGGAAGCGATCGACCTCGGTCACAGCTTTGGAGAGACGCTCACCTCCCAGATCCGGGAGGTGGAGCTCGCAATTCGCAAGGCCCGCGTCGCGGGGCTGACAGAAGACGTCGCTCGACTCAAGGCGCGCCTCGTCGAGATCAAAGGGCCAGTGATCGCCCTCGCGGACGCGCTCGACAAGGCGTTCGCAGACCGCCAACTCCAGATCAACGCCCTCAACACTATCGCCACCGCCCAAGAGCGCTTCTTTCAGCAGGGTCTTGAGGGTTGGGCCGCGCAATCCCGCGCCATCGGTGACACTGCCGGATTCTTCCAGGCAGAGTTCACGACCGCGCTCACCCGAGGCAATGACCTCTGGTCCGGACTCACGAGGCTGGCCCAGGACGGCGCGCAGACGATGCAGCGGTTCCTCTCGGACCACTTCGTCGACCCGACGAAGGTCCAATTCGCGGACCTCGCGAACGCCGCTAGGCGGATGTTCGCCGACTTCCTCTCGTCTCAGATCATGCGCAAGATTGGGGAAGCGTTCGCCGGCGTCTTCAATCTCGGCAGCACGGACCTCGCCACGGCGGGCGCGGCGGCTGCGGTCGCCATGGCGAGCACGGCCGCCTCGGCGCAGGCCCTCGCGGTGGCCCTGAACAACGCGGCGGTGGCGGCGGGGGGGACGGCAGCGCCGCTTCAGTTAGTCCCCGGCAACGGGGGCACGTCCGGAGGCGGCTTCGGTATCCCGGGCTTCGGCGGTGCGATCGGCAACAGTCAGAGCTTTCTCTCGTCGTTCGGCGGCTGGCTCGACAACCTGTTCGGCACCGGCGGCCAGAGCGTGCTCGGTCCCGGCGTGGTGCCCGGCTTCTTCGAAGAAGCGCTCCGCGGCGTCAGTGATCGGTTCAGCTCCCTGTTCGACTCGCTGGGCGGGTTTAATACCGCGCTCGGCGTCGCCGGCGTCGCTCTCAGTGCGTTCCACAACATCATGTCGATCATCAACGGCAATGTCACACAGGGCGCGTTCGGTCTCGGCGGCATGGCGGCGGGCGGGATCGCCGGGTTTGCTCTCGGTGGCCCCGGCGGCGCGCTCCTGGGTGCGACGATCGGCGGCTTCATTGGCAACCTGCTCGGCGGACTCTTCGGGTCTGGGCCGTCGGCCGAGTGGCTCACGTTCCACAACCGTCTCGCAGAAACGCTTCAGAAGGAAGCGGACGCGGCCAATGCGCTGGCTGCGGGCCTCGCCGGCGCGACAACCCTCGACGATTTCGCAAAGACTGTCGACGCCTTTAAGCAGTCAATCGAGGCCGCAATCCCCGGGTTTCTTGCGGCGACCGGACAGACGAACCTTGGCTCGTTTGGCATCCCGCAGATCCCCGGTGCGACGGGCACGGAGCATGAGGGGGGGATTTCGGTCAACTTCGGACCCGGGATCGACCAGCTCAACGCGGCTATCCGCATCGTGCTCCGGAAGTTCGCCGACCAGTTCTCCGAGCAGGCCGCCGCGCTGGCCACCTCGGCGCTCCCAGCCGAAGCTATGCAGGCATTCGTCGATCGCATACTGACCCCGCTCACGGACTGGATCGCCAACGCGCAGAGCAACGGAGCCACGGTCGAGGATATCAAGGCGAAGATGGCGCTCCTCACGGACGCGCTCATCACCTTCGGGCAGATTGACCTCACGATCAAGGCTCTGGCGATGGACGCCGAGGGTATGCAGGTATCCCTGAAGGCGGCGGTGACCGCGCAGCTCGCGGCGATGGATCTCGCGGTCGAAGACGCGCAGAACAAGCTCCGGGATGCCATCGATCCCGCCGATCAGCTCGCGGCCATCAAGGAACTCGCCAAGGCATCAACCGAACGGTACGCGCTGGAAAAGAAGCTGATCGAGGAGATCCAAGCGACGATCGCGACCATTCTCCAGACATTCGGATCGCAGCTCCTCGCGACGGCGCAAGTCGCCGTGAACCTCGAATTGGCGATGGGACACCACGAGGCGCTGACGGGCCTGCTCTTCGCGCTCGAGGCGATCCAGCAGTCGTCAGCGTCGGCGGCCGTCAAGCTCTGGGCGGCGGAAGCCGCCCTCGCCGCGATCGTTGCGGCCGTCCCGTCGGCGATGACGGGATTCGGAGGATTGATTCAGCCCAGCAATGTGGGGCAGATCCCCGCGTTGATCTATCAAGCGGCCCTGCCGTCGCTCACGACCCTCGCCGACCTGTTCGGGCAGGCCCTCGGCGCTGGAGATCTGGAAGGCGCTCTGACCATTCTGAACCAGGGCGCCGGGGCGATTCAGGCCCTCGGGCAGGCGGCGGTCGCGGCCGTCCAGCAGTGGGAACAGCAGGCCGTCGCGGCGGCGAACACGACGGCGCAGACGTTAATTGACGCGATCAACGCGGGGGCCCAGGCCGAGATCGACCGAATCAACGCGACGATGCAGGCGCAGATCGACGCGAACGATGTGCAGATCGAGGCGCTGAACGAACAGAAGTCCGCGCTCCAGGAACAGATCAATCTTTCCCGGGAATGGGCGCGCGCGGCCGAGTCGCTCAAGGGGCTCATTCGCGGCCTGCTCCTGGGCACGTCGGCACCGATCAACCCGGCCGATCAGCTCGCGCTGGCGCGATCGTTCTACGAGCAGGCGCGGGCGACATTCGCCGCGAATCAGACGCCCGAAAACCTTGCTGCAGTTCAGCAGGCGGCGCAGGCGTACCTGGAGGCGGCCTCGCACGTCTTTACGCGGCCGAGCCCTGAGTACGTCGAGATCTTCAACTCCGTCGTCACTCAGCTCCAGGCGCTCCAGGCCATCGCGGAAGCTCGCGTGACGCCCGAGGAGCAGGCGCAGGCCGCGCTCGATGACATCGACGCGCAGATCAAGGCGCTGAACGATTCGAGCGAGGCGATCCGCGAGCAGGCCGCCGCGCAGGTGAAGGCGATCGAAACGGCGCGGGACGCGAACGTCAGCGCAATCGAGCAGGCGCGCGACGCCCAGGTCGCGGCCATCCACGACGCGGCGCGGGCGACGATCGAGGGCATCAACAAGGCCGTCGGCGACATCATGGGGCAGATCGCCGCGAAGCAGGCCGAGCTCATCGGTCAGCTCATCGCCAAGCAGATCGACCTGCAGAACGCAATCACGGGCGGGCTCGACCCGCAATCGTTCCTCGCGCTGGAGGCGAAGCTGACGGCCGATCGGCTCCTCGGCCTCCAGCAGATGCTCTACGCCGCCCTCACGGGTGGCACCCCTCCGGTCCCGCTCGCCGCAGGCGGCATCGTTACTGGCCCGACCTACGCGCTCCTCGGCGAGTCGGGCGCGGAAGCCGTGATTCCACTGAGCGGGGCAGACGCCGCCGGTGCCGGCGCCACGATCACCGTCGAGGTCACGCAGAACTTCACCGGCCCCGTCGACGAGGCCATGATCCGCAGGGCTGCGCGCGTCGTAGTCCGTGAGATTAAGCGCGAACTGCGTGGTGAAGGCGGCGATCTGCGGCCGATGGTCAAAGGACTGCGATGACCCTCCGCGCCTCGACCACGAACCTCACGGCGTCGTCGACAATTACTGCGTCCACTGAGGACGCGTCCTACCCACGGACCAACCTTCGGGTGCCAGAAGAGCCGGACAACCCGGCGAAGACGACAGTGACGACGGACTCGTGGTGGGTCATCGATCACGGCTCGGCGAAGTCGGTCGCGGCCTGGGGACTGCTCTACGCCAATTTCACCAGCGTCAAAGTCCAGGCGAACGCCACCGATTCATGGGGCGCTCCGTCCTACGACTCGGGAACCCTGACTATCGGCACGAACCCGGGGAATGGGCGCCTCTGCCTATTCCACCGGCCAGGATCGGCGCAGAACTTCCGCTACAACCGCATCTTCATTCCGAGCCAGACGCCGACGGTGGTGCCCGGGCAGGTATCCAGTTCCGACCGCTTCCGGCTCGGCGCCGTCTGGGCGTGCTCCGCATTAACCTCGCCGCCGCGGGACATCCTCTGGGACCCCGATGTCGAGGAGGTTGAGCCGCTTGAGGACGTCTTCACGCTCAGCGAGCGCCGTCAGCGGCTCGACCTCGGTGCGTCACTCTTCCGTCTCTCCGGTCGAGTGCAGGCCGCCACCGGCGCCGTGCCGATGCTCGCCGACGAGATCGCATCCTGGCACACGTTCGAGCGCGCATGGAAGAACGCAGATATCGCGCTCGTGTCGTTCTCCGATGATCACGCGTTCTGGACCTGCGTCATGCGTGATCTCTCCCCGATCCGGTGGAAGCCTCACGCGGGGCTCTCTGAGCGCGATTTCGAGTGGGAGGAGGTGGCGGGCTGACATGGCAACGATGAAGCACAAGACCCTCACACCAGCCCTGATCGGCGAGGTGCAGTGGAAGGAAGCGCACGTCGTCGACACGGGCCCCACTGGTGGCCTCTTCACTTACGATGCCGCCGCCGCCGAGAAGTGGGATTTCAAGCAGGCGATCGGGCTCAATGAAGCAACGCCGGCGACCATCGGGCAAATCTTTTCCACTCTTGGAGCCAACGGAGCCACCGGCATCCGCATCAAACGCTTCACTGACACCGGGCCGACCGGAAACTTCCTCGACTTCCAGACGGCCGCGGGGGCTTCGCTGTTCACGGTCGGCATCGGGGGCGCGGTAACGCTTGTTCACACCACCGCAAGCACTGCCGGCGTTCTGTTCAAGGACGCCACGCCCTTCTTCCACGATTACAGTCACGCGACTGCGGACGGAAACAACATCTTCCTCGGCCTCAACGCCGGGAACTTCACGATGAGCCCCGGGGGCGGGGCGTCGTCGCTCGCGTCGGCCAACATCTTCATCGGGACGAACGCGGGCTCCCTAGCCACCACCGCGCTCAACAACGTGTTCATCGGGTACCACGCCGGCCACGATACGACGACAGCCTACGACACCATCATGATCGGGTTCCAGGCTGGGTACTCCAACATCGGCGCGCCAGACAACGTTTTCATCGGCGTGCAGGCGGGGCAGTACCACACGTCGGGCAATAACAACACATTCCTCGGCACCATCGCGGGGCGCAACAACACGACCGGTACCCTGAATACGTTCGTCGGCGATGGCGCCGGGGCCGGGGCGACGAGCATCGGCAGCGGGGGCCTCGCCAACACCGGCAGCAACAACGTGTTCCTCGGGAACACGGCCGGGAACGGCAACACGAGCGGCGCACAGAATACGTTCATGGGAGGACAGGCAGGGAATTCGAACACGACCGGCGACTACAACGTGTTCGCCGGCTATTTCACCGGCAAAAGCAATCTTAGCGGTACGAACAACACGATCCTGGGTGCGCGAGGCGGAGAGTACCACACCACCGGCGCCCACAACACCCTGATCGGCTATACGTCGGGGTGGAACTTAGCCTCGGATCTCGCCCAGTATCGCGTGACGACGGATACAGATCTGGTGCTCGTCGGGCGCGGGGCCACGAAGGACAATGCCGCCGCGTTGGACAACGCAATCGCCATCGGAAGCCTCGCCCGTGTGACGGCCAGCAATCAGGTGGTGCTGGGCAACGCTAGCATCACGCAAACGCTCCTCCGGGGGAACGTCGGCGTTGGGGCCACCACGACGACATACCGTATTTCGCTCGGCGCGTCGGGCGACGCCTTGGGGTTTTTCGACGACGCCTCGCACTACGGCTTCGTCGTGCCCTACAGCGGCTCGGGAGGCATGGTATTCGATCGGACGACCGCGTCCACCGGCGGTTATCACTTCCAGTACGGCGGTGTCGATATTGTCACGATCCTCGACGGTGGATATCTCGGGATTGGCGTGACGCCCACGGCCGTTGTGCATCTCAAGGCGGGAACGGCGGCGGCGGGTACCGCCCCGCTCAAATTCACGAGCGGATCACTCCTGACAGCGCCAGCAGCCGGTGCCGTCGAGTTTCTCACTGATGCGTTTTATGGCACGATCACGACGGGTGCGGCGCGCAAGACGTTTGCGTTCCTTGAGAGTCCGTCATTCACCACGCCGACTCTCGGCGTGGCGACGGGGACGAGACTGGGGCTCGGCGTTGCGGCCGATGCAACGAAGGCGCTCTATGCCGTCGGGGCCTCCGGCTCCTATACGTCGTACTACCAGAACACCGCGACGGCCGGCAATAGTTACGGCCTGCTCATTGATGCGGGCGGCAATAGCAGCGATAACAGTCTCCTGATCCGCGATCGCGCGGGAAGTGCGACCTATCTCCAGGTGCGCGGGGACGGCGCCTTCTTTCTGCCGACCATCGGGACCACGGCCACTGCCGCCAACGCCTTCATCGACAATGCGGCGACGAATCAGGTGTTGCGCTCCACCTCCTCGCGTCGCTACAAGACGGATTTGTGGCCCATGACGTTCGACCAGGCGCGCGGAGTATTGGACCTCGTGCCCGTGAACTTCCGCTCGCTAGCGCCGGCCGACGATCCGCACCGCTGGTTTCAGGGGCTCGTCGCCGAGGATGTTGCCGAGCGCTTCCCGCAGTTCGTGCACTACGACGCGGTCGGACGTCCCGACGGGGTGCAGTACGATCGTGTCGCCGCCGTGCCGCTCTTGCTCATCGTGCAGGAGCACGAGCGGACGATCGAGGCCATGCGCGTCAGAATCGCTGATCTCGAAGCCGGGAGGAACTAGAAGATGATCGCGGCGCAGAGCATCTCTATCAGGAATCGGGACACGAAACTTCGCAAGAAGGAGGCGTGTGATGGGCGAGCATAAGGCAAGGGAAGAACGCGCGCATGACAATATTCAGATTGACTGGACGGCCATTCCGCTAACTATCTCGCGGTCTGAGCGTCCGCAGATGTTGTGGGACCCGGTCCCTGAGGGAGAGACGACTGGTGTTCTCGTCAAGGTTCGGGCCGTCAAACTGACGATCCGTCGTTACGTGGAGTGCGCGAACGAGGGACGTATGTCGCAGCGCGATGGCCGCCTCTATTGGGGCCCACTGCAAGAAGATCTTGACGATGATGCCCTGACCGCGATGCTGACCCGTCGCGTGCTGGAGTGGGCCGTAAAATTCTTGAAAGACGAGGAGCTCAAGGTGCCGATGTCCTGCTCAGTGTGGGCGCCGATGATTGTTGACTACATAACGGCGCGGCTGGCCGAAGACGTGCCATCGGAAGATATCACATGAGCCTCAGCGCGGAGGGGCTCCAAGGGTAGCACGTGGCGCAACAAATCCTCCCCGCGTGGTTTGATCCCGCGTGGTTTGATCCCGCGTGGTTTCAGACGATAGAACGACGTGTGCCGTGGCGCCCAGGCTGGCGCGTCCGCCCCATCCTTGAGGGCGTCACACGCTACTTTGCTACGCGTACCACAGATCGCGAGGCGTCGCGGGCGTACACGGGTCGAATTGCGAAAGGCCATCTCCCCGTTATCACCCGACGCATGGATCCGATCTTTCGCGCCCTCGATACGCAGACCACGAGCTTCGCGCTCGTGAACGCCGACGGATCTCTGACCAGCGCCTATGATGCGGACCCGCGCGGAAACACCATCGAGGTCGAGCGCTACGATGAGGAATCGGGATTCGTCCTCTCCCGCTTCGTCGGGCAGATCACCCAGGCGTCGCTCTCGCCGACGCTGCTGACCCTAGCGTCGAAGAACGTCAAGCGCGCGGTTCTAGAACAGGTAATCCCTTCGGCGACAATCACCACGACGCTGTTCCCGGAGGCGCCATCGGTGTCGCTGGGCAAGGTCATCCCCGTGCTCTTCGGGACGGCGACCAATGTGCCACTGTATTGCATCGTCGACGATCTCCCGGGCAGCCGGTTCATCTATCTCGCGCCGCTCGCGGCGGGCGTCGGGTCGATCACCGTCAACGCACTCCGACGTGATGGCGTCGGCGGCCAGCAGTTCGCGAACATCGGAGCGGGCGAGTACACGGTGAACACCGTGCTCTACCCGGGCTACACGGTGATCGTATTCCCGCTCAGGCAGACGCGCTTCGGGGGCACGGAGCTGCACGATCTCTGGGGGGACTTCTCCGGGCCTGCCGCTGACCGTAACTTCTCTCGAGCGCGGCGCAATATACTGACCCGGCCATGGGCCGGATTGAACCAGACGGTATCCGCCGAGAGTTGGGACGCTGCTGAGGCTGCGCTCGACGCAATCGGCTCCCTCTATGCTGATGGCGTCCTGTCAGAGCAACGCCAAGCCCAGGACGTGCTCGCCCAGCTCGGCATGCCTCGCGGTCTGATGCTGGGCCTCGACCTCCTCGGGCGGTGGACCGAGAGCGTCGACGCCCAGCAGACGTCGTTTCTGACGCTTCGGGACGGCGCGGGCGAGGGCGTCACGAACCTCGTGAGTTGTGAGGACCGCGAGCGGATCGCTGAGGAGGACCGTACCAAGGAGGTCATCCTCAAATACCGACGCGACCTCATTGACGGCACTTTGCGCTACGAGCAGCGACGCACGGTAACGGCCAACCGCGGCAAGGACCTGATCCTCGAAAACGATTTCATCCGTGACCACACCACGGCCGACAAGACGACGCATTACCTCAAGGGCCGCATCGGGTGGTCCGAATCAACGATCCGAGCAACCACGCCCCAGGAGGCGCGGGAGGCCGACGTTGGGAAGGTCGTCACGCTCACCTTCGCGCCCGTGAATGTGACGAACGGGATCTTCGAGATCCGCGAGGTTGAGGATCGCCTGACCACGGTCGACCTGCATCTCCAGGGCGGGGTGCAGGCTGACTATAACGCGATCTACGCCTACGTCGCGGGCACGCTGCCCCCGAATGGCCCCGACGGATTCGCCACGGACTATTCGCGGACGGCCCCCAATGCTGCGACTGGCCTCTCGATCTCATCATCGGGCGTCGAGCAGGATGCCGAAGGGAACTGGAGCGCATTCAGCATCCTCGCGTGGACAGCGCCGACCACGAACCTCCTGCACTCGCTACCGATGTACCGCATCGATGGCGAGTCGACGTGGGTCACAGGCCCGCCCATCACGGGCACGGGGGCGCTCACGGCGAAGATCCCTGGATTGATCTCGAACAAGGTGTACGACTACCGCGTCCGGACCGTCAACCAGCCAGGTACCCTGACGACGGATTCCACGATCCTCGAGAACCAGACGGCGCCGCGCGATCAGGTGGCCCCCGCGACGCCAACGGGACTCGCCGCGTCGCTCGGGACCGGTGCCGGCGTCTCCCTCGACTGGGCGGACAACGCGGAAACCGATCTCGACGAGTACTTCGTGTTCGCGAACTCGGTTGACAGCGGGTGGCCCGTCGCCCCGTACACGGACGCGACGCTCCTGATCGCCAAGATCAAGGCGTCGCGGTTCGTCGACGTGAACGCCCCGATTGGCGCGCTGCGCTACTACCGCATCCTGGCCGAGGACACGAGCAGCAACAAGTCGGCGCCGACCGCGACGGTGAGCGAGCGGCCGACCGCCGCGGCGTCCGGTCCGACGCCCGCGACGCCGGCCGCGCCCACGCTTTCTTCGTCGGGCACGTACCAGGGCACGGACACGCCGGGCAACGCCGACGGCACGACGTTCGCGTTCGCCGTCGTCACGGTCGCCGCGCTCGGCGCCGACACGGCGTTCATGGAGACGGGCGCCCGGGTGTTCGGCGGCGGTGAGTACGTGAGCGTCGGGCAGTCCTTCGCGGCGGGCGGCGGGACGCTCCGCATCGACGGCGGTTTGCCTGGCTGGAAGTTCGAGGTGGCGCAGCGCGCCGTCGGCGCCTTCGGCAAGCAGTCCGCGTGGAGCACCGCGCTCGTGATCACGGCACCCGGCGACACGACGTCCCCGAGCACGCCGACGAGCATTGTCGTCAAGAACAAGAACGGCAAGAACATTACCTTCGGCTGGACGCCGCCGACGGACGTAGACCTCAGCGAATACGAGTACCAGATCCGCACGGCGTCGTCGTCAGCCAACGCCAGCGGCGCCGGGTCGTTGAGCGAGAGCGGGAAGGCCGGCGCGCGGGCGACCGACAAGAGCTTGACCCTGGAGGCCCTGACCTACGGGACGACGTACCACTTCCGACTCCGCGCGAAGGACTACACCGGCAACCCGACCACGGCAGACGGCGCGGGCGCGCTCTGGTCCGCGACGATCTCGTTCTCACTCGTGCGGATCGATGGGAGCGCGAACCTCGGCTCGGGGACGGTGGGTACGACGGAAGTCGCGGCGAACGCGATCAGCATTTCCCCTACGCGGTCGCAGGGCAGCTCATCGTTTTCGACTACGAGCACGTCCTTTGTTGATGCCACGGGCGTGACCAAAAGCTACGACTCCGTGGCGGGCGGCGCACTCGTCGTGCTCGTGAAGCTCCCTCTGGGCGTGCGGAACACGTCGGGTAGCGCGGCGACGGTCGCCGCGCTCGCCCAGCTCGTCGAGACGACCGTGCGTTCAAACGGTGGCGTGGCCGGTGAGGTTGTGCCGGCCAGCGGATCTATCGTCGGGACCGTGACGATGATGACCATTCTCCCATCGACAACCATCGGGGCCACGTACACCTATCAAGTTCAGATCAAGGCCGGAGGATCGAGCACGACGGCGTTCTTGGACTCGAACGTCGATTGGGAGATCGACATCGTGGAGCTGAAGCGGTGACCATGCTATTTGGCCGGAGCGATGGGAAGGATTGGTCGCGTGTTCGAATCGCCGTTCCCCTCGTTGACCGCGTCCGCGCTCGGCGCCGCCGTTTCGTTTTCAGCGACACTCGCGGTGCACATCCCCGCGGATTGCAGCGCCTCGTCGCACGTGGCGGCGGGGGCGAGAGAGAAAAAGATCCAGCCCGCGATCGGTACCAGTCGTTTCATGGAGTTCTCCTACTTCGTTCGGGGCACGACTTCGCTGTGGGAGAAGGGCCCCGGGTTGCCGGTGAAGTCCGTGCTCCGGACGCGCGCGTAGCGAGTAACCAGGTAGTCGTCGATGGCTCGGCGGATCAGTTCCGCCACTTTGGTTCCGGATGCCTTCGCCACCTTCTTCAGCGCGATCAACTGTGGCCTCGTGAGGTGGATCTGGTAGCGCTCCATGACGGGCAGTATACACATGTCCTACACACTCAGTCAAGTGCCGCCCGCAAACGAAAAGAGCCCGTGAGACAGGGGGTATCCGCCGATGTCCACTGACGTCTTGTGGGGGATCGGGGTGGCGTTCTCGGGGGTCACGGCGTTCGGCGTTCTGGGCATCGGATATTTAATGCTCACGGTGGCCCGGTCGCAGGCGCGGGCCGAGCGGATCGGCATCTCGACGCACATGCTCGTCAACAGCGCGATGGGGGCCCAGCTGCGACTCACCGCGGAGACCGCGCGGAGCAAGGCGGACCTCACGCGCGAGCCCGTCGACCTGACGGCGGCGGTGATCGCGGAGCGGCTGCTGCGAGAGCATCAGGAAAAGCAGCAACGCGCGGACGAGTGGCAAGGACTCGTCTCCGGCGGGCTCGCGCAGGGTCGCGAGGAACACGCGGGGTAATGGCTCGATGGAACGACGGCGTTCGCCAACAGGAGCGTGGGGTGAACGGGACCCTGCGGAAGGCGATCGTGACGGGCCTCGTCGGCCTGGTCTTCTTGGCCCTGACGACGCTCGGCGGGATCATTCTGGGCGAGGTCAAGAAGCTCCGGAGCGACCTCGACGCCCTGCGGTCCGAAACCTACTACGTCAAGGCGATCGCGACGAGGCGATCCGAGAGGGTCGAGAACCTCGAGCAGAGGGTGGGGCAGTGCGAAGCGCGACAGGCCGCCGCGGAGACGCGCCTCGCGGTGCTGGAGGAGATCAACAAGTGGATCAAACGGCTGAGCGAGCAGGTCGAGCGGCGGTCGCGGTAGGGCTGTATGGTCTTGCGCCGGTCAGCCTGTTGACGGTCGCGCTCCTCCTCGGCGGCGCGTCGTCGGCGCAGGTACATGTTGCCGACGCGCCGGCGACGCCGGACGGGTCGGCCGTGGCCCGCGACGCCGCGGAAGCGGAGCAGCGCTTCGACGCTGAGGCTCAGCTCCTCGACGCCACCGCTCGATTGAACGCAGCGATCCAACGCATGCTAGAGCGGGAGCGGTCGGAGCGGAGCTGGGGCATCGCCCGCTGGCGCCTCCTCGAGCGAAGCGATCCTGGGCGCGCGTTCGACGACGAGGACCATGACCCCATGGCCGAAACCATCTCCGGGATCCAGGCGGGGAATCCATGACCGGCTGGCAGACCTTCGCGGACGTGCCGTGCCCATTTTCCATCTATTACGCCTGGGACGCTGCCGAGCCGAACGCGGTCCCGTGGATCGTCGCCGAGGACCATGGGTTGAATGCTCACCGGGCAGCAAGCCATTGGCATGCGCTGGTGATCCCTGAGCCACCGCCATGCTGAGCAACTGAAAGGAGCCCGATCATGACCGTCTCTTCCGTAATACGCCTCGTCGCCACGATCGCGTTTGTCCTCTCGATGTTCGGCGTGAACCCCGGCGTCGCGATGGTGCCGTTCGGGCTGGCGTTGTGGTGCGGGAGCACGCTCGTCCCATGACGCTCTGGGGTCTGGCTGCGCTGGTGCGCTGGGTGTTCGGGCTGTCGCCACGGGCGCTCACCCGAGACGAGGCTATCGAGCGGCAGGTCGCGGGGATGTGCTATTGGTGCGCGGGTTGGGAGCGGATCGCGATGAGCGGGGAAGTCGGCAACTGCCTGGACCCGCTGCACCCGTCGTACCGCCCCGGGATGTGCCGGCACATGGCGGCCGCGGTCAACATGTTCGAGATGAGCGCCGAGGACCTGGCGCTCCTGCGCGAAGCGACCCGCAGCGGCGTCGCCCCACTACGCGTACGGTCTTCTCTATCACGGCCAGCTCGGGCCGTGGAACGGACCCATCAACGTCGCGTGGCGTGCACTCGGGGAACGGATGGGCTTCGATGGAATCACAGTTAAGCCCGGAAAGGGCGAGCGGTTCATCTGGGCAGTGCCCACGACCGGGAAACGCAACTTAGAGCCCAGCGACGCTGGTTTGCCCGTGACGCCATGATCCCCGCTTGGGTCCGCGAGTCCTGGCGTCGCGTGTGTAGTCATTCCCGGCCCGCCCAGCCGGCCATCGGCGTGGTCGACGGGAAGGTCGTGGACCTGGACCGGGACGAGGAGACCCGGCGCGACTTCGAGGACATCGCGGAGAAGATGCGGCACGAGGACCTGTTCCCGCCGTGGCCGAGAGGTCACTAATGGGGGCCGACAACGCGGCCGAGCAAGTGATCGCCCGGATGATCGTGTCGGGTCGTTGGCGGCTTGACCCGGCGCGCCCGTGGCTTCGGGTTGACAATGCCGTTCGTGTCGGCTCCGTCGTGCCAGCGTCCCGAGAGCCGGAGGCGCCGCAATGACCCGCGGGCGCGACAGTATACGAGGACTCAACTACCAGTATAGACAGCGTTTACTACGGGTGTGCGCGCCTCTTTGCGCCCTCGCCCTCGCCGGCTGCGGGTTCGTCATCGGCACGGCGCTCCTGTTCGACTGCGGGCCGATGCCAATGTCCGCAGACCAGTGCTGGGGCGGGTGGGTCAAGACTCTCGTCGCACCGTCGTCTGCTTCGGTGAAACATCCGGTGATCATCCCCGATCGGGCGCTGGATTTGGAGGCGCCGTGATGGAGTGGGTCTGGGCTCGGCCTGTCGTGGCTCTGGGTCTTAATCAAGGTCGCCTGGGTCGTCAGCATCACGACCGCGGCCCTCGTTGGCGCCATCCTGGCGCTGGCCGCCTACGGAGACAACCGATGAGGGTGCTCCTGATCTTCGCCGTTCTCATCGCCGGCTGCGCGCGGTATGCCTATCACTGGGAAACGTGTCCCGGGCGCGTGGCGCTCGTGCGAGGACCTGAACGGTTGGTGTGCCGATGAGCGAGCTGCCCGGCGCGACTCGCGGTGCCTACGCGATGACGGAGCATCCTGCGACGACGGTCGAGTTTGTACAGGCCATCGCCGGTGCCGACGCCGCGCGTTCGTGGGCTGCGCTCCTTGCGTCCCGCGAAGGGCTCGCGCGCACCGGGCCGCTCGCCGAGATCCGAGGCTGCGGGCGCGTCAATGACAATCGCCGCATCGGCAACGGTATCTCCGTCTGCACGCTGCCGCTCGGACATGAGCCGGCTGACGTGCACCGGATGATCCGGCTGCCGCTCGCGTTCGAGCCGGGAGGGCTGGAATGAGAGTGAAGACGAAGCTCGTGACCGTGCGGCTCGACACGCTCCGCCGAGCGAGCGACGCGGCGCAGAAGTTTGTCGCCGCCAAGGGCGACGTGAGCGCGAACGACGCGCTGAAGCTCGCGGGGCTCGTGCTCGCCCTCGCGGCCTCGGCGGATCAACCGTGAGCCTGTGCGCATCGTGCGGTCTTCGGCTCGCGGGAGACGCCGGCCTATGCCCGCATCACCACTGCGTATACGGCGATGATTGGGCGGTCGCGAATCGTATCATGTGCAACTTCTTCTACCGTGGGAAAGTCCCGCCACGGCTCTCACAGCACGAGCGAGCCGACGAGTTCTGGGCGCACACCGGCGAGGCGGGATGACCTTCGACGACGCGTTCGACCGATTGATGGGGCATGAGGGTATTCTCTCCCTCGACCCCGAGGACGCCGGGAACTGGACTGGAGGGGGCAAGGGGCTCGGTGAACTGCGCGGCTCCAAGTACGGTGTCAGCGCTGCGAGCTATGCAACTCTAAATATTAAGGCGCTGACTCGTGACGATGCCAAGGTGATTTTTCGCCGGGATTTCTGGAGCCGAATTAACGCTGACAAGCTTCCCGACGGTGTGGCTTGGCAGCTTGCCGATTATGCCTATAATTCTGGAGTCGAGACGGCCATCCGACACTTCCAGCGGGCGCTCGGCGTCGCCGATGATGGGCGCTGGGGGCCGGTGAGCCAGGCGGCAGCAGACATGACGAGCGAGTCGGACGCGATCATGCGGCTCGTGGCCGAGCGACTTGACTATCTCTCACGCCTCGTCGCCTGGACAACGCAGGGCCGAGGCTGGGCGCGCCGGCTCGCGAACGATCTGCGTTACGGAGCGGAAGACTCGTGACGGACGCTGAGCGCGCACTCCTCGTGTTCGTCGACGCCAACGCCGATTGGTTGTACGGCCTGTGGGTCGTGCTCGCCGTCGTCGGCCTCGTGATTCTCTTCTGGGGGCGGCGGTGATCGCGACGGAGCGCCTCGCCGCTCTTCGCGCCGCAGGGCTCACGTTTGCCAAAATCGGGGCGCGGGTCGGTCTCTCTCGGCAGGCGGTCGAGTCGCGGCTCGTTCACGCCGGGCTCCACGTGCCGGGCATCTCTACGCGAACGCCGACCGTGAGTATCGCCCCCCTCGCGCTGTCCGAGGGGCCGCCCGTCGATCCACTGTCGCGCTGCCATGTCGACGCGTGCGGGGCCGTGGCCTGCGTCGACTGTGAGCGCCGCCTCGCCGACTCGCTCGCGCGCGTTTATCGCGAGTTGCGGGGTTACCATCACCACCTCGCGCGCGGGGGCGCGAGCCTTCCGTCGTCGGACTTCTGCGCTTTCTGCGAGCGCCCGCGGACCACGCGCGCGAGGATGGCAACCGATGCGCTAGCTGGGACGCCGATTGTCTGGCAGCCCGGGCGCTCGCCGGCCCACGCGCCGGGGCGAGGCGGCAACGTCGTGGAACTGGCGGAACTGTGACGGCGCTCCTGGCCGCCGAATTCGCCTTCCTTTTCGCAGTCGCGCCGGGGTGTGAACGGGACATGGCGCAGCTCATGTTCGTGCCCCCCGACACGATGCGTGTCCTCCAGACAGAACGCTGCGGGTTTTTGACTTGCTGGACGCGCTACGTCCTCGTCGGGGGGAAGCGGCGCGGCGAGAGCCGCGCGTGTGAACTGAGCAGCGGGGACTACGCGAGCGACGGCATCGTGACGCCGCCGAAGGAGAAGCCGTGACGGCAAAGATTGCCCTGCTCTGCGTTGTTATCTTAGGCTATCTGTTCCTGCCTCAGGATTCGGCCACCGCGGCTCCCCAGTATTTCGGGTACTACTCGTACGACCCGGCGCAGGAGGGGACCGTCAGTTTCTCGTTCGGCTCCTCCGGCCCGATCCGGCCAGGTCTGCCGTACATTGTTCAATCGACGTTCGACGTTTCGCGCCCCGACCTGCTGGACGCGGCGGCGATCCAGCGGTGGTTTCGGTCCGTGACGGATCCGCTGGTGCCGCCGCTGGCCGTCTGGGTCACCGACGAGCCGGAACTCGCGATGCCGCTGTCCGCGTTCGACGCCAGCGTGGCCAAGTTCCGGGCCGCGCTCCCCGGCGTGCCGCTGTGGACAAACTTCTCAACGGAGTTGGCTCGCTTCTTCCCCGGCTACCGCCCGACGCAAGACCTTGACATCGTCTCCGTGGACAACAACGGTGATACTCCCTTGGACGCGATGCCGTGGTTCAAATCGCTCCTCTGGCCGCACCAGAAGATTCTGATTTTGCCGCCGGGGCTGCGGGGGCTCACGTACACGGACGAGAGTGCAATGGTCGCCCAGGCCAATCGGATGTATCAGTACGCACTCGGCGATCCCGCCGTCATCGGTTTGATCGTCTTCGACTGGCCCGATCGGCATTGGCCAGACGGGACCGGGGCGACCGGCGTCGCTAACCTGCCATTTCTGCGGGCGACCTACGCGCAGATCGGCTTGGCGATCATCTCGGGGGTCGGCGGGGGTAGTCAGCCGCTCGCGGCGGTGTTACCACTCAGCCGCTCGGTGCAGGTCGGCGGGACTCCGGCGACCGCGTTCGCGGCGATCATCAACCCGGGCTCCACGACTGCCGTCAACTGCGCTCCGGCCGGGCCGTCGAGCGCGCCCGCCGGGCTCGGGGTACTCACGTACCAGACGACGACGCCCACCAATGCGCTGGCCGGGGCGCCGAACACGCGGGCGAACATCGCGCCCGGAGCGATTCAAAATTACGTCTTCGGCTTCCTTCCGACCGACGTCATCCCCGAGACGAGCTTGGCGATTCAATTCCTCTGTGACAACGCCGCGCCGGCGCCCCAGACGCCGGGCGTCAATAATCTCTTCATCGTGGCCGACTTCTTTCCCACCCCGGACACCATCGCGCTGATGGCGACCATCAGCAACGATGGCGTCGTGCGCATTCCCGCGCAGAACGGTATCCAGGTGTTCGCGATCAGCAGCTCGAACGTGGGGTCGACGGGAGTGATCGACGTCAACGCGGACACGGGCGATGTGCCGCTTCCGCTGACGCTGACGGTGTGTGAAACCAACACGGCGACCGGCGCCTGCTTGGCGTCGCCCACGGCCTCGGTCAGCGTGACCTACACGGGCGGGACGAACCGCAGCTTCGC